GTAACTCCAATATTTTCAATTTCATCTAGAACAAGTGGAGCATCTGGTTTCTTAGGGTCAAAAACATCCCTGTCCAGACTCTCTGCCTCAACTTGTGCCGCAATAGAAATTTCATCTTTGCGGTCTTGAATTGCTTTTGCGTTCTTCTTTGCTGCTGCTTCCGCTGCACGACCTGTTGCGTCAAGCGGTGATGTTGGTGTATTTGCCACGTTGATTATTCTCCTAAATTAGTTTTGTTAAATGATAACTGTGGGCCCAGGAAGGAGTAGGGCCCACAGTCATCGGGTGTCTTAGTTTGTGTAAACCTTGACGATAGCTTGGTCGGTGATAACACCAAGACCCCAAATTGCGTACCATGCAAGAGCGTGCTCACGACCGAAGTCAAGAACGCCACCGTCACGTAGTTCAACTGGGAGAGAGATTGCGTGACCAAATGCGTTGTCACCAATCATGATTGACTCATAAACTTCAGCAGCATTACCTGTTGCGTTTGTGAAGTAACCAGATGTTTCGCCTGTGTTCTCAGGGTTTCCGCCTTGACCACGACCTGTGTTAGGAAGGACTGGGACAGTTGTCTGGTCTGAAGGAGCACCAACGAGTGAAGAAGTTGTGTAACCTGCGTTAGCAGCAAGCTTCTTAACCTGTGTTGTTTCAATGAAGACTACGTCGTAAAGACGTCCAATTTCACCGAGCATGAAGTTACCTGGTGCAGCGTACTTTGTGACTTCAATAAACTCTGGGTTAGAGCGGAGGTCACGAGACTGCTTAGGGTGTACGAACTGTACGTATGTCTCACCAAGGCGAGGGATGTTCTTACCAGCAAGGGTAAGAGCTGCATCCTTGATTGCACCTGTGGTTAGCTTGTACGCACCATCAAGGTCTGAAATTTGAGTTCCAGGAGTACCTTCATCGTAGTTTGTAAAAGCGCCACCTGTGATGCCTGAGCGGTCATAACCAAAGACAGCTGATGTTGCAGCTGAGAGTGTGTTACGTGCCTGTACATCAAGGTATTGTGCCATGTGACGACCAAGAAGACGTGAAGCTGAAGCCATAACGTCATCAAATGATGCATTCAAAAGAAGTTCAGAAACTGCTACTGCGTAGCCGTGTTCTGCAACTGTGATTGCAATCTGCTCTGCTGTGAGAGCATTAGTTGTCATACGTACACCTTCAGTAAGAGGTGATGGGTCTACTGCAAAGTTCTTGTAACGAAGGAAGTTCACACGAAGACCAGGAGCTACTCCTAGTTCAGTCTTCTTAACAGCGAACTGTTCAAAACGAAGAATTGGCATTGCTTGGAACAAGATTTCCTTGCTCCAGATTGTTTGAATTGCTTGGTTCAAAGAGCTGTTAGCGCCTGAATAAGCTGTTGGTGCACCCGCTAGTTGGGATGAACCTGTGATTGCTGAACCTGCCATGTTGGGTCAAGTCCTTTCTTTAGTTAGTTGAGGGGGATTAACCGAACAGTCCCTGACCACGGTTGTTTGCAGCAGCGCCAAGATACTTCTGGCGGTTCTTAATGTAGTCATCCATAGAAATTCCCTTGGAAGGGTCAATTGTTAACGGGTTGTGTTCCGAGTCATTATCCAGGGGTCCTGATGCAGGAGCCGTAATACGGGTTCCTGCCATTGATTGCTTTGCATTTGCTGTTGCTTGCTGAACGTCTTGCATAATACCTGCAGACTTAGCCTTCAACGTTTCAATGCTCTGTTCAATCTCGTCTTGCGATGAACCACTTACCAAGTCAATGAGTTGAGGGACAATACTGTCACGCTCTTCTTCAATGCGTTGTGCACGGTAGTTCATCAAATCTTGGAACTTACGTTCTGTGTCAAGGAGTGCAAATGCACGTTCTCTCTCAAGACGTTCTGCCTCTAATTGAGACTGAAATTCTTGCTCCTTCTTAGAAAGGAGTTCCTTGAATGAAAGTTCTTTTTCTTCTTTGTCTTTTTGTTTAGCTTCACGTTCAGCTCTTTTAGCTGCACGTTCTGCTTCACGTTCTGCATCTTTAGCAGCAAGTCCTTCAGCAAGAGCTTTTGCTTTTGCAAGTTCTTCCTGCATCTTTTCCATTTGTGGATATAGCTTTGCCTTTTCTTGCGCACGAGCTTTTGCAAGGTCGTCTGCAGTAAATCCAGCCATTAGTGGTTCCACTTCTCCTTGGACTGCAGCTACAGTTTGTTCTGCAATTGCATCCAATACTTCTTGATTATCAGCCATATTGGTCACTTATCTTTCTTGTGTCGTTGTCCGTATGCCTTTCGGCGTATCACATGGTTTAACAAGATAATTTCATAGCATTTACTATAAAAAATCTCGCTATATGAGTATTTATTTTTAATCCTTGTCTACTGTTCTCCTTTGAGGAAGTTTAGTTCCGTAGGCATCAGTGACAAGTTTATTTCTAATTTCAGCTTCAGCACCTTGTTCCATACCGTGTGCTTGCTGATTTGCAGGGTCTGCTGCATTTTGTGGGGTTTCTGGACCCATCATTCCATCTCCAAGAACATCTCCATCACCTAACTGTGTTGGAGCAAGTGGGACTGCAGACATCCCATCCGGACCAGGCATCATGCCTGTCATATCCATAATTTGTTTCTGAATTTGGATTTGAAGAAGTTGTAAAGCACCGTCAGCAAGTTTATCTTGCTTAAGCTCTTCACGAATTTCTTGAAGTTTTTCTTCTGGGAACTCTTCACCAAGAGTGCGTAAAGCACCTTCTTTAGACTCAAGACCCATACCCAATTTGGTTTGAATCTCATTAAGAACAATAAGTTTGTCTAACGGAAGAGGTTGAGGGAACTGAACGTAGTTCATGTAAGTTAAAGGGTCAGCAAAATCTAGTTGAGTAAGTTGACCTTCTTTTATTGGACCGTCTTTATTTGGGTCATACATAAACTCCATTGGTTCTTTAAGAGCCAATGTTCTTAAAGCAATTTCATTAATTTTTTCAATGCCTTTGCCGTATTGCGCAACTTTTTGAGAATAACGATTCATCAATGGTTGGTATTGAATAGACAACGCAACACCTGAAGTATTAGAGATAGGTTGAACTTGTCCCAGTGCGGTTTCTGGGATGTTCATGATTTCATGCATTGAGCGCTTTAGAAGTTCTAAGTACTTTAGGGCTCCGTCAATACCCTGCGCACCACCTTCTAAGTTAAAGACTTGAGCATCTTTTGGAAGACCGCCCCAAACCTTTTTAGCACCTTTTTCTAAGTTAGAAGCTTTAGCACCCACAATAACTGTCACAGGGGAAGCGTGATAGTTAATTATGTCTGCTACGTCAGTTGATATCTCGTTGTAAGCTCGGTTTATTGTGATGATGTCGTGTGCGTCTGCGAGACCCCAAGGCGAACCTGAAACAGGAACATTAGGAATATGAACTACAGGAATAAGTCCTAAAGGATTAGGACGGGAGTCAATAAGCTCATCATTGACATATTCCTCAATTGTGTCGTCGGTAAGAATTTCTGTGTAAGTAAATACTTGACGTGTACCTTCAAGGGATGTTCCCCAGAAACGATACTTTTGTTTAAAACGTAATAGGCGTGTACGGTCATGGGGGTGAAACTCTGGAAAACAAAAAGAAGAGTTCATGGGAAGAAGACGAACACGACCAGGGTGTGCTCCACCTGCTGAATCTACCCAAGCTTCTTCATATGCAATTTTTACAAAAACGTCACCGGTGATTCCACCCTGCTGTGCCATCTCAAGAAGAACACGACTTTTGTCGTTATCTACTTCCCAAATGCGCTCTAGTCGGTCTGGAATAATTGCTTCTGTTGCTTTAGGAGAACGAAAGTGAACACCTTTACCAAATACAAACCGTGCAAGAAAATCATTGAATGCACGGTAATAGTTAACTGCAATTTGCATTTCGCCTGCTTCACGGCGATAGCCCCAATGGTGTCCAAGATACATAGCCCAGTTAAGAGAGTATCTATTTAACCTAGGACCGTGTACTTCAAATTCTTCGTCAGCAAGTTCAACAAGTCCTAAAGGCGAAATAGAAATTGTTAAATCAGAGGATGCTGCTCTGTATGAGGGAGGTGAAAAATCAAGAAATGACATTACTTATCTTTCTTCTTGTCTTTCTTAACAGTCTTCTTTGTTTTTTCTGTTGCTGCTTCTTTTTTCCTTTTATTAACAAAAGCTTTTTTTATCATGTCTTTACGACGAGAGTCTTCAGTTGTGTCAATGAACTTTCCACCCGATTGAATGTAGCGCTCATGAACCCAATGGCTTGCGCCAGGGTTAGGGTAATTAGAATACTTAGCCTTAGCCTGTGCAACAATCATTGCGTAAAGTTTTTCGTTAGCTGGTTTGCTAGCCACTATAGCTCCTCTTGATAACCCGATAGCCCCCACACTAATGTGGGGGCATACGGATGTCTGTCTAAACTAGTCGTTTACGACTGTTGCAGATTGACGTTGAGAACGTCCGCCTGATACTACCTTGGTTTCAATGATTTGAGCTGCGTAGTCATTTGAAGTTCCGTGTGCGAACTCACCAAGGAATGTTGGTGCCTCTACCCATGAAGCAGAACCCACGTGAGAACGCTGAGATAGGGTCTCTGCAGCTGGCTTCTCAAATACGTTTGCGTTATGGTTTGGGCGACCTGCTGCAGGAATCATTCCTTGCATCATGCCCTTTTGGAAATCAGTTGGGACGTCAGTATCTGTTGCGATACCTTCTTCAAAACGAAGTGGTCCACGACGTGTCATGTTTGCTGCGCCAGTACGCTCATACATATTTGGTGAACGTTCTGGGAACTGTGGTGCTGGGGAAATACCCATTTGGAGACTCCTTAATATTTTGTAGATGGAAGGCCATTCCAGGTAATAGTCTCTCGCCTTTTTAAGGGTTTGTGTTGTTTAACTACCAAAAAAAGGATTGCTAGAAGCAACTACTTCTGGCATTACTAAATCCTGTGTTAAAGAGCAGGCAATAGATAAAGAGTCCACAAAGTCATCATGAGAGTAAGCTTCATCAGGAGCAGCAACCATAAAGTTTGGACCTTTAAACTGAACTTCTGCATCGGTCATTTGTTGATAAAAACGTTTCCAGGTACGTAGTCTGCGAGTTTTGGCATGAGCAGGCCAAGAAATCATCTCTCTTTGAATTAGTGCTTGCAGATGTTTCCATCTTTTAGATTGCTCAGAAGGAGAAGATGTAATAGACATAACTTCAGCTCTAGGTATTAAAAGTTTTAACCGCTGTGCAACAGCATCTCCAACTCCGTTAGCATCAACGCCAACAGCCAGAACATCGTAGTTTTCCAAAAAATTTACAATTTGAAAATATTGTTCTTCCCAATCGTCTCCTTGAAGTTCAAGCCAATTTAAAACACGATGGTCAAAATATCCAAACTCATCTGGACGGTCCCAATCAACCCAAACAACTGTAACTACTGTTGAGTCTGTTTTACGTGCAGGGTCAACACCCACAACGCAAGGAGTTTTATGCCAAGATTTTACTAGCTCTTGTGACGTGTCTCCAAGTTCATCCATCTTTGATGAGGTAATAAACATTCCTCGTTCAAGAAGCCATTTACAATTATATGACATTTGAAACTCATCAGAGTCTTCTCCAATACGAAGCATTTCTTTTTTAATTGAGCGTTCGTAATTTTTGTTATACTTAATAACTTCTTTCCAATCCCATTGAAAATGGTTTTGTCTGTTACCTCGTGTAGTTTGTCGTCTACGATTTAATTGAATTGCTCTATAAAAATTATTTTTGCTGGTTGTTGGGGTGCCAGTCTTAACCATTGTTCCTGCGTAATATGCAAGCATTGGTGCAATTGATTTAGAAACTACAAAATCGTCTGCCTCTTGGCACTCATCAATAACAATAAGATGGAACGACTTAGATTCAATTTTAGCTCTTGGGTTTGCAGTCATCATTGTGATGCTAGAACCTGAGTTTGCAAGTTTAATTTGGCGTGTTACTCCACCGACACGAGCAGCTTTGTCATCAATTTCAACGTCATTTAATATCTCTAAAGCACGTTCTGACGTAAGTCGTGTAACTGCACGACCAAACAATGTTTCAGCTTGTCCTTCAGTAGGAGCAAACAACCCAACCCATACGCCATCTTTAAACTTTCCAAGAAGGTCCGGATAAAGCTTTGCAAGACGAGGAAGGAGAATCATAAGAGTAACTACTGTGTCTGCAACGGTTTCTGATTTTCCAGACTGACGTGCAGCTAATGCTGTAATTTCTTCAGCATCATTGATAATTACTGATTCCATAATCCTACGTGCAAGTGGTTTTTGATATGGATGTAAATCATGACCAACTAACTCTTTTAAAAAGAGCATCATTTTGTCAATAAGTTTATCTACAAATTGTTGAGACAGTTCATCTAAAACTTCTTCTTTTTCTAAAGCCGCTTGTTCTGGGTCTTCCTCTTGCAAATAAAACTCAGGATTAATTTCTTCAAACTTTTTGTCATCAAAATCAATAGGCATTTTTCCTCATTAATTGACTAGACCCACATTGCTGTGGGTCATCGCCAGACCAGGAGAGAGGTGAAGCAAGGAAATAGTAACACACACTATGCACGTTTCTTGAGTTCCTTAGCAATTGCGTAAAAAGCTTCTGCTCCTAATAAAACTTCATCAAGAACTGCATCATTACTCTGATTCTTTTGCCATTCTGTAATAAGTTTGCCAATCGTGTACATGGACTGCTCCATCCATAAAATCAAATCTGGAGTTGAGACCTTCGCTACTCGTTTCTCTATCCGAGTCTGGGGCTGGCGTCCATCCTGCTTTTTCCGTAAAATCATCGTATGTAACTTCCCGTGTTTCTAGTGCCGAATTGAGTGCGTCTTCTTCTTCCTTAAAGCCGGTCCATTTTCCAAATGCTAATGCTTTGTGTTTTGGAAGTCTTAGCAAATAAGGAGTAGAAGTTCTAAATGGTTCGTCTATTTCTTGAGTCCAACCACGTACAACAACTTTTTTTCCCCAAATAACAGGAAAGTGCATAAACTGTACAAAGTGTTTTGGTCCAATGTTGTGTACCTTTGGCATTTATTTCCTTTTCGGTGCTTTTCCACCTTTAGATGGATTTTTACCTGATGCTTTTGCTGTTCGTTTTGATTGACCTTCTGTTTTAAATATGACTTTGTTCTGGCCTCTAACGGTTCCTTTAACGTGAATTTGAGCTCCACGGCTAAATCGGTAAAAAGCTTGTTGTGCTTTATCTGAAATAGAATCTGCTTCACCACGGGGCTTGTAGTCAAGCATTTGAGCAATGATAGCACCCTTAGAACGATTTGCTTTAAAGGCTTTCCATTCATTTTTGTCTACTTCGTAATAGTTGTACAGGGTTCCATCTCGGAACATAACAGTAAGTTTTTCTTCCTCTTCATCGTAACCTGCAGCCACGGTGCGGGGACGTTGATAGTTGGTTGTTGAAGTTGGCACAACAGTTAAATCTGCCGGAGAACTATCTTCCTCACTTTGAGGTCCTTTGTATCCTGGGACTCGTAAATTAGAAGGTAAATCTAAATCTGTGTTTAAATCAATAACTTCATAAAAAGCACGTGACCTACTAGTATCTTGGTTAAACGAGGTAAACTTACCAGTTGAACCATCTTTTTTCATTGTTGCAGCAAGATTGTTGTACGAATTTGGACCGTAATATCTGTCCATAGTTTCCATGTCATCGTACATGACGTCAGTAATTTTGTTGAACTCACCCTTAGAAGCAGCCGTTACAGCTCCTTTAAAGTCATTTCCAAAAACTTGTTTACCTAAAGAATTTAATAGTTCATTTGCAGACGGAGCAGCCCGGCGTGTATTACGCCGAGCTCCTCCACCTGTTGTTTTTGCCATCAGCTAATTAGGACGCTGCTGCCCAAGGTGTAATGTTAATTACTGAACCTGGAACAATGTTGTTTTGTCCTGCTGCGATAGACTGTGCCTTGATTGTTCCTGGAACACCGATAACTGAACCAGTTCCTGTAGACAAAGCTGTGGTTGCATTTGAGACAAAGTAAACCTTGTCTGTGCTTTCCACGTTGTTTACAGTCCATGTACCATCTACAGTTCCAGTTGAGGCAATTGTAATCTTTGTACCTGCTGGGTACGCTGCGGCAAAGCCTGTTCCTGTAATGCGAGCAACTGTTGAGCCCTCAGCACGGTCAACGTCTGTAATTGATTTAGCAGCGTTTGTTGCTGCTGAGTTAACAGTGATTGTTGCAAATGAAGCATCCTTCAACGCATCTTGTGCAAGTGCTGTTGTAAGACCAAGAACATTTGGAGTAAGGATGTAATCAATTGGACCTGCTACATCTTCACCTGCTGAGTTTGCCACAAACTGTGGGTATCCGCCCCAACCTGAAAGAGCAATGATGTGGTTATCAAGTGCTGGGTCTAGACGACCTGTTGCTGTATCTGGGCGAACGTCGTTTGGTTGCATAGGAAAATTTCCCCATACAAAATCAACTGCAATGTTTCCTGCGGTATCTAAAAGATTTCCGTTGTTATTTGTAGCCATTTTTCTTCTTTCTCTAGAGAGGTTGTAATTTTCCCTATGCGCTTAGGGGAACCCTTGCGTCTAGTATCCAAGACTTTTTGACTACTGTCAGGGTTTAGTCTTCACACTCGTGCATGTTTAGATGTTCTTCTAAAAGAATCTCGCTGCAATCACGGCATTTAAAAAATCTTACGTCATCTAATCCAACGTGCAAAGAATCAGAATGCTCTGGGTCGTACTCCATACGAGGTTGTTCTAGTATTTCTGGGGGAAAAGGACCTCTAGGAGAATGAGCAACTGCTGGGATTTCGTGACCTTGAATAGCAAACTTACGAATTATTGGCATCTTTTGCTGCAGCCTTTTTAGTCGTTTTAGTTTCCGGTGTAGGTTCTGCAGAAGGTTGTTCTGGAGCAGAAATACTCTGCAATCCATCTTCAATCATCTCTTTTAGTTTGTCTGTTTTTTCAAGAAGATTAGCAAGTTTTGCTTTTGCAAGAAAAGAAGGAAGGTCTTTTTCGCAAAAATACAAGCTTTTGTCTAAAGTTAGTTTGTACTCATACCAAGCAACTTCATTGCAGTTTGCACACTTCATTTACTTTTTCCTTTTTGTAGTCTGTTTTTTTGCTGCTGTTTTTGCTTTAGCTTTAGCTTCTGATGCAGCTCGTTTTACTGGGTCTCTTGAAACTGCACGACCCTTAGCATCACGGTCTACAACTCCTGTTGAAGACGGAACTGGAGCAGTAGGAGCTGGAGTTGGAGGAACCGATGAAGTTGTAGGAGCTTCTGGTTTTTGAGCTTTTGTTTCTTTATTTTTTAAAGTAAAACTTGCTTTAATGTTCCCGTGAGTAAACGCTGCTTCAGTTCCAGGCTCTGCATTTGAACGAAGTGTCTGCAAAAATCCAGTAGCGTTATTATGTTCTTGTGCTGCTTTTTCTAATTCATTATTATGAATAAGAATAGCTTGACGACGTTCATGCCGGTTGTTTGCTGCGTTGTTTTCCATGTCAACGGCGCCCTGAGCAATAATGCTGTGAATTTCATGACCATGCTGAGCACTTTGCATGATGCGTTCGTGCTCATGTTGTTTGCCTTGCATTTTGGCAGCTTGGGCCATACCTATAAAACTTGCTCCTCTAGAGTTCAAAGAACTTGCCCCTTTGTTTAATTTGTTAGAAATAGAAGACGCAGGATTCCAATTATGGGCAGGTATATCAATATTCATCTTGTTCATTTCTGGCATGGGTATATCTTCTCTTACTTTTACGACTCAGTCTTGTTATCTGTAAGGCAATTTTCAATAGAAATTAACCGGTCACCCATTTCTACAAAAGCATCCATTAAGACGGTTTGGTTCTCATAGAGTCTATCTACGCGGTCTTTGACTGTACTAAAACCACCGTTGTTGCTTAGCTCGCCATCCATGTTGTTAAGACGTTCCATTACGCCAGGTACACGGTCACGACCAGGTTCTTCTTCTTCGCCTTCCCAATCCCGCATAAATCGTTCCATCCAATTAGCCCAACGCTTTATCTTTTTATACAAAGGACTTAAAAGAATTCCTACCCCAAGAAGAGCACCAGTAACAACGCCAATAGTCGTAAAAAACATTGTCACTGGTGCTACTCCTTAGTTAATTACTTAGACCCGAGACCGAAAGCGGCATCGTTTTTATTGAGTGCACGAAGTGCTGGACCAGCTACTGCGCCTACTGCTGCCATGCCAAGTGACTTAGGGTCTGTGTGACCAGCCATGTACATAGCAATTGCTGCTGACGCTGCGGTACGAGCATATGATGCTGCTGCAGCTTTTAACTTTGCGTTCATGTTTCTCCTTGCTAATTGCCCTTACCTAATTCTCTTTTATTCTTTTGGATTACGCAGTCTAAGTGTGATAATCCAAACAATGAAAGATGCCAAAGTTACCTTTCCGATAACAGTTTTAGCACTTCCTGTAAGAACTAACCATGCTGAGAATAACCCAACAAAAGTCCAAATCTCTGAAAAAAAGTCTTTTGATACATCTTTAAAAAATTGTTTCATTATTTAAATCTCCTTCGTATAGCGGCAACGGCAACGGTTATAACCAAAATCTTTTTGGCTTTCTTTCTTGTAACTGGGGACATGTCGTTTCCGATGTTCGCCATTGCGACGAATGCATGATTTAGTGCTTCTGCTCCAGGCACTGCTGCAATTGCTCCTTCTAAAGGAACAAGTATTACAGGAACTGCAATGTCGGGTGCATTAAAAGTTGTTCCTCCTGGTTGTCCAATAAATGTATCAGATGTAGTAATTGCTTCTGGAGGAATTGGTAGTCCAGACCCCGGTGGTGGTGCAGGTGGGGTTAGTTGTCCGTCTTCTCCAACAATCTGTGGTGCAGATTTTGTTCCAAAAAATTCAATACCGCCATTTTCAACTCCAGATTTATCTTCTTGTACGTGAGGGACAAGAATTTCTTTTGGAGCTTCTTTTACCACAGTGTCAGATAGCTGACTTGGATTATTAAGTGTTACACCGATTGCATCGGCTGCTGCTTTATCGGCTGCTGCTTTATCTGCCGCTGCTTTGTCTGCCGCTGCTTTATCTGCCGCTGCTTTGTCTGCCGCTGCTTTATCTGCCGCTGCTTTGTCTGCCGCTGCTTTATCTGCCGCTGCTTTGTCTGCCGCTGCTTTATCTGCTGCTGCTTTGTCTGCCGCTGCTTTGTCTGCTGCTGCTTTGTCTGCTGCTGCTTTAGCTTTTGCTGCATCTTCTGCAGCAATTCGGTCAGCTTCTGCCTTTGCAGCTGCTTCTGCAGCAGCTTTGTCTTTAGCTGCTTGTTCTGCTGCAATTTTTTCAGCTGCAAGTCTATCTGCCTCTGCTTTAGCATCTGCTTCAGCTTGTGCTTTTGCAGCGGCTTCTGCTGCTAAACGGTCTTCTTCCGCCTTAGCTGCAGCGGCTTCTGCTGCCGCTTTTTCAGCTGCTGCTTTAGCTGCTGCTTCTTCTGCAGCTTTTGCTTCAGCTTCGGCTTTGGCTTTTGCCGCTTCTGCTGCAATTCGTTCGGCTTCTGCCTTAGCTGCAGCTTCTGCAGCAACACGAGCAGATTCTTCTGCTGCGGCTTTTTCAGCTGCAACACGTGCAGCTTCTGCTTCTGCAGCTTGCTTTGCAATCTCTGCTTGACGTGCTTGCTCTGCTGCTGCAGCTTGTCGTGCTAGCTCTGCTTGACGAGCAACCTCAGATTGTCGTGCTAACTCGGCTGCAATAGCTGCTTGTCTGTTTAGTTCTTCCTGCCTTGCAATCGCAGCTACACGTTCCGCTTCTGCTTGTCGTGCTGCTTCAACAACAGCTGCTTGTTCTGCTGCAACACGTGCTGCTTCTGCTGCTGCGGCTGCTGCTTGTTCTGCTGCAACACGTGCTGCTTCAGCAGCAGCTGCTTGTTCAGCAGCTATTCTTGCTGCTTCTGCTGCAGCAGCCGCAGCTTGTTCGGATGCAATCCGAGCCATGTTAGGTACCAACAAAGTTAATGTGTTTGATTGAGTTGAATACATATGTAAAGTGTCGTTATCTGAACGAATTGAAAAAGTGTATGTTGAATCCAAACCACCACTGCCAGCAAATACGTCTTGACTTAATGTGATGGTTGTATTGAGAGCATTAGCGTCGCCTACATTGCCGGTTGCAACTCCCCATCCGGCAGAGGTCCCATTACTAAAGAAAATTGCATAACGCTCTGGAAGAGTGCCGTCACTTGGTGGTGTCCAACTTAGGGTCACTGTTCCGCTGTCTACTTGACCGATTAAACTGGTAGGAGGATTAATTGGGGGGACATAGGCTGGAATTGCTGCTAAAGCCGCTTGAGCATTAGCCAATCGTTGTTGAGCAGTTTGTAAGATGGCTAATAGAGCAGGGTCCTTTATCATCTGTCCGGATGGAGTGCCGAACCAAGATGCTGGAGTTACTTGCCAGTTACCTGATGGTTGAGAAACATAGAGAGTAGAACAAGCTCCTCCACCATTTTCATAGTACCAGCCATCAATAGAGTAAGCAGTGCCAGCAGTAAGAGTGATTGGAGCACCCCAAGAGCCGTTACACCCTTTATCACGCCACTCATCAATGACTACTTGACCATTAATAGTTAAATAAAATCCGTCATCAGCAATGTTTCTAAACCGATATGCCCCAGTATCTGGAACAGTTAAGGTTCCAAAGTAGTGAATAGTTACACGGTCACTATTACAGCCGAGTATTGAGCCACTGCCCCAGTTAGCTGCTATTTGAGAGAGCGTAGTTGTAGTACATAGATTTTCTTCATTTGGGTTACGGCTCATCGTATTGTTGTATACCTTTGCGGTAATACCAGTCGTGACAGTAGACCCGTCAGAAATGAGCTGTGTATCGTAGTTTAACTGTGCTGTGTTTACGGCTGCTTGTGCAGCAGTCACCTCTGCTTGTGCAGCAGCAACTTGAGCATTGTACTCTTCAAGAGTAACAGCATGGCTTGATGGTACGAATACCGCTGGTAAACCAATAGCGGCTAGGAATACGAATAGTGCTGCGATTTTACGCAGTGTTTTCAAGTAACCCCTCAGAAACTTTATTGCCCTCTAAATACCTATTAAAGCAGAAGTTACATTGGTTTTCTGCGTTTATTAATTATTTGTTTTGAACCTAAATCCTGTGCATTAGTTGATTCGCCTTCTACGCCTTTTCCTGCACTTGCCCAAGAAAATATAGATGCACGACTAGTTCCTTTTACCACTGGACGTGTAGGAATGAATTGTTGGTCTGCAATGTCTCTGTTATTAACTTTTAAAATTTTGCGGTTTAATTGTTTGCTCATGCAGGAGAACCACCTGCAGCGCCAGTAGCAGTACCGCCTTCTCCCATGCCGGTTCCTGCATTTGCTGTTTGTCCTGTGTTTTCACCAAGTTCTTGAACAGGATTTTCGTATTGCTCTGATTGCGTTTGCAAAGGCGTTCCTGCTAATAAAGTTCCTAGCATTAGAGTGCCATTCATATATCCGTAACCATTACCGATGAATCCGGATACACCTTGTTTACGAGCATACCGACGACGTTGTGAATCTTCATAGGCCTCTAAAGCTCCGTCAAATTGATGACTAAGATTGCTCATTGATGTTTCCTTCATTGTAATGTCCATAGTCACCTTTAGGGCCACCGTACATGCCGTGACTTATGTGGTCGTTTTGTATGGCAGACAAAGGGCTAGATGGGTGGTCATGAGAGTAGTAGTACCGTGTGGTTGTTAATGGAGTTGGGTCTTGACCATTAGTAATTTGCATGGTCTAACAATCCTTCTGGGTCATAAATACGTTTTGCTTTTAATACTAAGGTGTAACCAGTTTCTCGGGCATGATGTCCGCAAAAATACAGGTCTCCAGTAGAAAAAGTTGCACGAACCATAGCTCTTGCACTGCATTGGTCACATCTATCTTGAACAGTTAAATTCTCTAGTTGAACAAGTGTCATGAACTAAACCCTGGTTTTGGTAAAGAAGAAGTTGAGTTTGCAGCAAACTTATTGTCTGAACTAGAAACGTCCAAACCACCAGGTCCGTCAAATTTATTTTTTTCAGGCATAGCTTGTTTAGAAGTCGTAATAGACTCTGAGCCAAACTCGTTCTGAGATATCATCTCTTAAGTCTACTCTCGTGTAGGATGCTCTCCATGCCAAAGTATGAATACTCCTGTTTAAACTGCGACCTTGACTACGAAAAAGAGCGTAGCATTCATGAAGCAGAACCTACGTACTCCTGCGACAAATGTGGCTACGCTCTTATTCGTGTTTACAATTCGTTTGGCCTCCAGTTTAAAGGCGGGGGCTTTTATAAAACTGGCGGTTAGTTGTAGTTTGGGTCGTCTTCTTTAGCAACTGCTGGTGCAGCAACCTCAACAAGACCACCAAGCTTCTTTACAGACTCTGCAGCAATTACAATGTCGTGGCCTGTTTGATTTGCTTCAACCTGTAGGTCTGCAGCTGTCTTAGAATTAACATCTACCGCAGCAAATGCTGAATTGATTTCGTCTAGTGACAACTTGCCATCGTTCATAAACCCACGAGCAAGTTTCTCAACAACTGCTGCAACTGCTGTAAGACCAGCAACTGTGATTGCCTTTAGTACTGAGATACCTGCAACAGAGCCGGCACCAATAACTGACAAACCTGATGCAGCAAACACTGCGACAATACGCAGAAGGATGTTGCCAAATAGTTTTATTCCGTCTTTCATATGTTATACCTTCTTTGTTTTAATTCCCTCGTTACGGAGCATTTTAACATTAGAAGGCTTGTCGTCGTAGGCTTTCTTGACGTTGTATTTTCCCTTAATCTTCTTTTCGTACTGGTCTTTTTTAGAAACAGAGTCTTTCCTGGTATCGCCCTTAGGACGCATTACAAGTTTAGAATCTGGAATTTTGTTATCTTTTAAAAACTTTTCTGTGCTCTTGCGTTGAGATGAGGGACGAGAGGTAAGAACCAAAACTTTTTCTCCTTTAGCGGCATCCCTACGAGCATTATGAGCCACTTTCTTTTTTGTAAGAGTGTGGTCTAAATCGTATACGACGGCTTTTGGCTTAGCTTTTCTCACTTCTTAAGTATGGGGCAGAAAAAAGACTTAGTCCGCTTGTATTCCCATATCTTCTAAGTAAAGGTCTTTTTCAGCCATAAGAAAATCTTTAATTTGTTTTTGTCTTTCAGCAATCTGTTCTTCAGTTTTAGTAATTGTTTCTTCGTCCAGTTCTGCTTTATGTTCTTGATAAATGGTTGTTGCGTGGTCTAACACCGACTGCCATCCAGCAGCAGTTACTTGAGATGCTTCCCAACGGTCTAAAATTGCTTTTTCTTTTTTTTCCTTAATGAAACCTTCTGCTTCTAGCTGTCTTTCAATGCGTCGTTTTTCAGATTTTGATTGATACAGTACTTCATCCATGCTCTCACCTTATCGTTATTTGTATTGTTCAACAATTTGTACTGGTCCTGAGGTGTTGACATCTAACTTAGATGCAATTTCTACAGCTTGTTTTGGCTTAGCTCCAGCATGCAAAGCCCCAATAGCGTAATCAGAACCGGAACCTACGCCATATATGCCATCTTCTGAACGACAGACAGAAAGGTCGTCTGCAATATCAAAGACTTCTCCACCTACTGCAAGAATAAAGTTAAACCTATTTTCATCAGCTTTACCTTCGCCTTTACCTTCTTGAAAATCGTAGCCATTATCTGTTAAGCACTTACGAAGTGATGGCATAGCTTTAGTAATCATGAAATGATAAACATCGTCAGCATCTTTAGCGGTTAACTTTGGGGGATTCCAAATGTGTTGAACTACATCGCATGGTTGAACCTCACCACTACCCGCAATTAAAAAAGACCCACGTTGTGAAATCTTTTTCATATCCGGGTGGTTATAGCGACGTCCGTTTCCACCTGTAACTTGGTTATCTGCAGCAATGACGCACTTGTCTTTGTATTGAACTGCGACGATTGTTGTCATGGCTACCCCTTCCAAATAAGAACCCCTCTAGGTTACCAGACGGTCCCCTAGAGGGGTCAAACAAGCCTATGTTCTTTAGAGCGCAGTAGACATCAAAGCAGCCCAGGTCTTAGGGCCCACGATGCCATTTGAGTCCAAATTGTCATGGTTGTCCTGAAAAGCGATTACCTTTGCTTTTGTAGCAGGGCCATAATCGCCGTCCTCAACCAGTGTAAGGGCGTGTTGAAGGAGTTTGACAGCCTCACCCTTGTCGCCCGGTTTAACGGTTCCTGGGAAGGCTGGAGGAGTTGTAGGGGCCACTACAGCAGTGACCTCATTGCCTTTGTAATTAGGTCGTCCAAAGCCAACTATAAAACTTGGAATTCCCTTAGCGTTACGCTTGTAGGCACGAATTTTCTTTACAGCTTCTCCGCCATTAGCTTGAGAGCCAGACTTCTTCTTATCACCTGAAGTGTTACCTTCCATAGTGGTTACTGTGCCGTCTCCGTTGTTCTTAACAACAATTCCAACATGCTCAATAGGAGCACCACCTGCAACAAAATCAAAGTAGACAATATCGCCTGGTTGTGGGTCAGCTTTTTCTGCATCTGTCCAAGTGCCAAGTTTCTTAAATGCTGCTGCACCTGCCATTGTAGATACGGTGTTGGGAATAGTTACGCCAGCGGCATTTGCTACCCACATACAGAAACTTCCGCACCATGGGAGAAAGTTAGCCTTTGTAAAAGCGCCGTATTTAGTTTCGTTATCTTTTGGTCCTTCTACATAACCTTCTTCTTTAAGAGCAATTTCTACCATTAAAGCGGCTGTGCCTTTTGCTGCCATTTTACTTCTTCTTTCTGTTTTTGTTGCCCTTGGCAATGTTGTCAGAGGCTTTCATAACTTTAAGGTTGCTTGAACTGTCATTCTTCTTGTTGTTATCAGAGTGGTCAACGTGCTCACTCTTTTTTAACTTTCGCCCTAATTCTTGTTCTTTCTTGTAACGGGCAGCATGAGTAGAGCTCATTTTTCCGGTTGAAGTGTTAAGGGTAACCATCCGCTTTCGTCCACCCTTTTCCTTGTCAGGATAAGGCCCATAAACTTTAACGGTCATCTCGTTGTCTCTCTATCTCTCGGTCCATACAGATGCACTTACAGGTGTCTACGACGCAGACCCCCATATCCAGTGCGTGGTCACATTTAATGCAATTCATGTGTAATAGTGTAAGGTGTCTGCTATGCCATTTCTTAATAAAGCCAAACAAAGAGAATCTTCTCGTAAGCATTACGAAAAGAATAAAGAGGCCATAAAAGAAAGAACCATTGTAAGCAATCGCCTCATACGCCAGCGCAACCGAGACTATGTCATAGAGGTCAAAGGCAATACCCCCTGTGCTGACTGTGGCGTAAGCTACCCTCCCTATGTGATGCAGTTTGACCACATTATTGAGGGCAAAAGAGCCAATGTCTCGGACTTGGTACGGTCTGGAGTATCTCTAGAGAACATTCGGCTAGAGATTGAGAAGTGCGAGTTGGTGTGCGCTAATTGCCATGCAGAACGAACCCACGGAGAACAAGACTAAGCAACGTAGTTTCTGCGTCGCATTGTGCGGCGCTGTTGTTCTGTAGTTCCTCCCCAAAACCCTTGCATCTTATATTTTATTGCAAAGTTTAAACACTCGTTCTTTACAGAACAACTGTTACAAATGCGAGCAACAGGTTCTTCATAACTCATACCTCGTTCTTCAACAAAAAATGCTTCGGTATCAGAATTTTGACACCTAGCTTTGCTGTACCAATCCATATCGCCCTTATCAATGTATAACTCAAATAGAGGCTTACTCTCCACTACATGCCTTTCTCAAATCGTAAATTAACTCGGGCCAAGCTGTTAGATGTTGTTTTTCTATTTTGTAAAAACTATCTGTCACATTCCTGTAAGGGTCAGTGACGGTTTTCTTAAACCATTTGTCTTTAGTGTTTGAATGGACAACCAACATATTTAAACTCTTCTGGCTCACCATTACATAAGCATAGGGCTTTACCTTTTTAGCTTCATATCCCGAGACGGTATCTACATAGATATCTTTTTGCCAGAATAGTTCTGGGATTTCTGAGAAGCCTAAGTTACGTGACTTAACCTCTAGGACTAACCCGTTATCTAAGATGATGTCTTTTTCATTCTCAGTCATTCGCTGAATCTCTTCCTGAGTACTGACGAGTTCCAACTCAGGAACAGTGCAACTAATGCCAGCAATACGTAAGCGATTAGCGACGTATTTGTTATATGAGTGACCTTCGGTCATAGCTTTGTGATAATCAAATCTCATGAGTTCCACAAATCTTCTTCACGTTGTAGTTCGGCCTCAACGGTTGCTGGGTCGGGTTTACGTTTCTTTTTAGGTATCTGAGAGGAAAACTCTTCGCTCCTTGAAATCTGATGGGGGTTTGCTTGAGGATACCCTTTAACTTTTTTCTCTTTTACCTTCTCTGGTTCATGTGCGTGTGTATTCGGGAATTGTGCGTAGTTCATCCAAGAGCTTCCCCAAGTATCCGATTAACTTTTGTGCCGCAGTTGTCACATGTTCCTTGAGCCATTTTACGACCTGAGTCCGAAACCCGCACGAAGCCATCAAAGTTCACATTTACTTTGCAAATAACACAATAGGCAGAACCGCTATATGGCTCAACGCCGGATGATGTTTTTTTCTCTTTAACAACCGACGCAGGTTTTTCGCCCGCCACACCAAAATCCGCAATCACATGGTATGCAACCTCAAAGTAAGTTTGAACATTAAGCATCATATCTTCAGGATGATTAAGTTGATTATCACTGCCTAGATAGGTGTAGCGCTCCAAGTACTCACGAAGACCCGGTATCACCTTGTCTATAAACTCTTTGGTGGTCATCCACCCTTTTTCACGAAGACGAGCTTCTTCTTTGGCATCTAGCTTCTTATCTAAGAAGTTCACTGTTCCTCCCTACACTCTGCGCAAACCTTCTCTGGAATGCTGTAAACAATAATAGTCTTACAATCAGTTGCCCAGTTACCACAGGTACTGCAGTAGCCTTTAGTCTGTGTCATTTTGTACCTCGGGCTATTGCTGCTGCCTGATGCAATGCATCATATACAGCTAGTTCTTTTTCATCAACAGGTGGCATAACTGACTCTATCCAATTTTCAATTTTAGTCGCTATGGCTTCACGTAGCTCTTGCTCTTTTACTTCCCATGTTTTTTCCATTTTTTTCTTTTCTCCTTGTAATATCCCATTTTGGCTCCCCGCCGTGGATTCGGACCACGATTCACGCCTTCAAAGGGCGTTGTCCTGCCGGTTGGACGAACGAGGAATGTGAGCTGACCCTATCAAGCTTTTACTATTTTGGTGAAGTCGTAGTACGATGTGGCTATGACCAACAAGATTATTTTTACAGATATGGATAACCCTGAAGGCGTACTAGAAAAACCAAAGCCCGCTAGTGAATATATCCCTGAATGGTATAAAGAGTCTAAGCCTTACCTAGACCCATCTGGTAAAAAGGCTCCGCCACGCGATGGCTCTCCTTTGGCGACTATAAAGCGCTGTATGCCTCTTTGGGACATGATGACTGCTGGCTATATCATCACTTCGCCTTATGATATCTATATCCGTCAGACTCCAACGGGTCCGGAGTTTCAATGGGGCAATATTCAAGCGATTGCTTTTCAATCAATGGGACAGGTGCAGAAGCACCCTTACTTTAGAGATATTAACTACGCCATACGAATTAACCATCCTTGGTCTATCAAGACACCTAAGGGCTGGTCGGTAATGGTTATGGAGCCACAACACCAGGAGCCAGGCCCGCTCATTTGCTCCAGCGGCATTGTGGACACTGATGAGTTCTCATTGCCAATGAATATCTTTATTAAGCTTCGTGACCATAAGTTTGAAGGAATGATTCCTGCGGGAACTCCTCTAGTTCAAGTTATCCCATTTAAGAGAGAATCTTGGGAATCTGAACTTGGCGGTCAAAAAGAGGTAGCAAAGGCCCATTCCGACCTTCGTAAACATATGACTGTCTTCTTTGATGCTTATAAGAAGTTCTGGTGGAAGCGTAAAGAGTATAAGTAAGGCTACTGCTTAGCTTTTACAAAAGAAAAAAAATATTACTTAGGGGAGGTACGTTTTTGAATGGCAGATTGAATCTGGTTAGCCTTGTAAGAGGCTTGACGGGCCTGCATACGAACCTTTGGGTTTTTGCTTTTTTGGGCTTCACGAGTCAAGTTGTTCTTAACTAACTTCTTAGCCATGCGAATTTTATCTGGGGCAGTGTGTTCAGGCCAATTAGTCCACGCATCTCCGTTTTCAGGTGTGACGATAGAGATGGCCCCTGGCTGTACAGGAAGCGGAGCACCTGTCTTCATATCAAAAGCATTAGGTGGTGTCACGGCTTTCCATGACTTACCCATCTCTGCATGGACGTTAAACTTTTTGCGAGGGTAGTTCTTAGCCTTTGGACGCATATCTTCCTCTGTCATCTCGGCAGGGCGCACTAAAGGCCTATTGAACTGTCTTGCAGAAAGGTGGTCTGATGCGCTCATTCTTTAGCCTCTTTAGGTGGAGTGCGTTTTACTACGGCTTTTTTGACTCTTCCACGTGGTTCAACATCTTTTGGTTCTGGGTAGATACGTGAACGAGACGCTGGATATGGGAGTTTGCTTTTAATCTTAAAACCTTTTTTACTGATATAGACGTTAGGCATTGAAAACTTCTCAGTGTGCTCGTCTGGCTCAACCTCGTACACGTTCTTACCGTAGAGTTGTGCTTCCGATAAATCCGTTGTCGCAAAAGCCACGTGTTTTCCTACTATGTCTTTATTATTGTCAAAGCCTTGAAGCCTAGCCTCTACCATGCCTGGTACCTTGATGTGAGTATTGCTTCCATGGTAGAGTTTAAACTGGTTACCAGACAAGTTATCTTCTGCGCTCAATTTAACCCCTTTGCGTGTTCGGTCTCTACAGCGTTCTTGGCCTCTTGCAAGGTCTTATGGATACGCCCAGTAATACCTGAGCCCTTAACCTCCCACTTGTAGGAGCCAGTCAAGTTGTTAAAGACCTTGGCACCGCTAGGGCCATGAACGTGGTAGGTAATGCCTGAGTTGTCATCGTGTTCTTTTGACCAGTCACCGGAAGTGACAGGAGTAGCCGCTTTACGTTCGGCTTTTTTCTTTGAGCGCTCCTGCTTTTGCTCAGCTTTATCTTGAGCAAGATAGGCTTCCATCTGCTCTAAAGACATATTTGCAAAGCTCATTAGTCAAACCTCAACATTCCCTGCATCTGACGTGCGCTGAGTAGACGGTCTCTTGGAACCGGAGGAACATCGCCGCCAACCTTTTTAGCCCATGCATCGCCCTTGCGGGTACGAGACCTTGAGTGTTTAGGGGTAGGAACTCCCGGAGTTGTCTCTGAGTGCATCTTTGCCACGTTCCAAAGCTTTGTTGCTAAACCCTCTCGCTGATGCTTAGGGTGTGTTTCAACTCCAGCTACTTCACCTTCTTGGTTTAAGGTTAGATTAGAGAGCATTTGTCCTGTGTCTTTATGTGACAGGACGTAAAAATGAGGAGCAGCCTTGTGAAACCATGGGTGATAGTCAATTCTATGGTCTCCCGCTATCCAGGAGGCGGGTTGTGGCTGAGGGGTCTCTTCGCTCATTTGTGCCTGCCTATAACTCTGAAGCCGGTCTTAGAAACCCAAACACCACCGGCTTTTCCACCTGAGAGAGGGTCTCTACGTGCGTCTCCTACGTTCTCAACCTTATAGACAATGCCCTTATCTGAGAGTGTTGCTTTAGCTCTATCCTTGTGCTTTGCTTTTAGGGGTGCATTTGCTGCGGCACTCTCAGCATGAGCTGCTGCGTGCTCCGGGCTCTCCGTTGCAAAAACCAAACTACGTGGGCCAGACTTAGGGGGAGTAATCATATCTCCTGGGTTTAAGACCACATTGGTGCCGTGAAACAAGACTGCAGAGAGGTTACGACTGCTCATAGGGCGTTATCCTCCTCGTGTCTCTCTTCGCATTGCCGTGCCAGGGTAGGGACGACAAAAGTCTTCCCACATCCCTTGCATATCCATGGGTCATGGCGCATATAGGCTAAGAATAGAGCTACTGCCTGGCTTTTTCTGGAGAAAAAAATATTAATTACGTGCTGTAGATTGACCTTCGTCAAAATGCTGTTGTTTTCTCTTCAATTTTTCAGTTTCTAACTCCCTACAGTCATCACACCAAGAGGGAGAGTCAATTGCGGCTGACTTAGCCCCAGCAATTGAGCTTGCAGGCATGGTCATAGAATGTTCCTCACAGACAGCGTGGTATTTGGCGCCATCTGAGGAGTCCATGCCAGCTTGGTCAGAGTGGTAGACGCTTACACGGGTCCCTGTGTGGGGATTGGTGGTTTCGTGTATTTTGCCTGCAAAGCCACCTAATGAGTATTTTTTAGCCATGTGGCTATTTTAGGGCTACTGCCTAGCACTGTAACCCTCAACCATGGCTGTCACCTGGCCTGACTTGTGCGTGATTCAATCTAACTGTGGGGGGTGTTGTGCGATTAACCTCGCAACTTGTTTCTAAAAGAAGTTTTAATTGTTCTATCTCTGCGTAAATAATTAAAATAACTATTGTTTGATAGCACTTTTGATAGCGTGATGAAATAACTATTGGCTACTGTTTATTTTTATTGCAATCATTGTGCGACCAACACCAGACTATCGGCACACTTATTGCGCTGTTATCAGGTACTAATCACTTACTAATTGCATTGTGTTTCACTTACTAATTGCATTGTTTATCGCACACTATTTATTCTTCTTTAACAATTATGTTTCAATAATTAAATGATTCACTTCTTCAATCACACTCATAGTTATATCTATATTCTTTATCTATATCTATTCTCTATTAGTAATTGTCACTCACTATTCATTCTTTATTGAAGGGGGCTACGCCCCCTTAAACCCCCACCCATACCGACCAATTTCTTCAATTCCACGCTCACAACACGCTCAAAATTAACCTTCTTTTGGTGTTTGACATTCTTCTTTAGGGTGCATTACGCTTACACCAGATGAACCACCCGAAAGGCTGAGTTAGTCCGACAGAAGTGTTAATCGTCTTTTGCGATTATCTAATTACGAGATTACTTAATCTACGAATTACTTATTCCGACATTAACAATCACTCTCGGCACAAATTAAAAACTCTAAATCGTAAGTTGTAAATACCGAAACACCAATGAGTCATTAAGCAAGTAGGTATCGTAAAACTTAATCCTTACGACATGATTTTTTATACAACTATTTAAATTTTAAACAACGCAAATAAAAATGCAATCTCATTCACTAATTGTTATGAGCGATTAGTGAATGGGGTTGTGTGTTTATTCTTTTGACACACTAACCCAACTCAACTACGAAACGGAATAACAAAATGACAACAACAACAATCACACCAGTTATCACCAACACTTCAACACGACAGACAGAACGCAAACAAAAACACACGATTACTTACAACGATAAGTTTCGTGTGAATGTCACTACAACACACGACAAAGAGCGAAAGCATTATCGCACTTATGTTTCTGTTGTTTCTTTTGAGATTAGTAACAACTTCGTAATTGAAAAGTCAATCGGTTCAATCTTCGGTGACTTATTCGCAAGAGTTATTCGCACTACGCCATGCAATCGCTTTTCTCAATCTTCTTTTGACATTGAGTGTGCCAATGCTCGTCACGACTACAACAAACTCATTAACGAATATGAACAAATCATCACTTCACTACTAAACGAGAAGGAGTAACAAAATGTTTATTGCTTATTGTGTTTTTGTTCTTTTGTTATGGTCACCAATACTCATTAACCTTTACAAAGAAGAAAGGAATAAATAAATGCAATCACTAAATAAACGAGGCAACTTAGTTGTCGGATTCATTATCGGTGCTGTATTTGCAACAACAGCAATCTTCTTTAGCACTCACCATATAGTGATAGATAAAAAATCTTGTCACTATCAAAGTGACATTGAAAAAACAGTTTGCTCATTCCACTACGAAAGGAATAACTAAATGGCAATCACAATCACAGATGAAATGTGGCAAGACGCACTCATTACAAATATCCAACACGAAATGGAAACTCTCCGTTATATCAACGAAGATACATTGAGTGAACCTAACGACAACTACGAAATAGAAATGGAGAAAAAAAGAAATGAAATCAAAATCATTCTTAGTAACTGTTTATTATGAAGAAGCCGAGGGGCAAAACGAATTCGTACTGGATACTAACGAGGCACTCGCTGATGAAGGTATCTATGAGTATGACCTCTGTATTACAAGGGCAATCTCAGACCATGTTGTAGTTGCAAACTACGGCAACGACATTCGTGTTGTTGATGTTGGACTTACGAAAGACCCTGAATACATAATCCAATTAGTAAAGGAGAATAAAAATGCGTAACTTCTTTAAGCGACAATCACTACCACCCATTGAAGATTTATTCTCTGCACTTCTAAGTGCGAATGAATATCTGCACCCTGAGTGGGATAAGGAAGAGTTGCTATTTAATTCCGCACACCTTGCACGAAATTGCAAGAACCATAAACAACTAACTAAAGAAATCGCAGGTATCTGCAAACTCGCACTAGATAAACAGGGCGAGGTATTACAACTTAATAATCAACTACAACTAACAACCGACATAAACAACTAACAACAAATAGAAACGGAATAAATAAAATGTCATATGCAATCCTCATAAGTGGTCAAGTTAATTCAACCGATACAAAACAAATCATTATCGCAAGTCATGGTGGCAATCACTACGGATACGCACGCACAACAAATGGTGGTCGTGGTGAGAGCAACGCATGGTCAAGTGATAACTATTCAACGATTATCACTAGCGCATTGGACTTCCCCCTCATTGGTGAAGTGCTATCAACACCATTAACAAGTGTTGATATTGAAGCAATTACAAATGGTGAAGCACCAAGCGTTCTGATTCAAAAACTCACTAAGCAGTATCGCTTGCGCCATACAAACTTAGATACAACACGAACAATTCAAGATGTTGTTAGTGAAGTGTTGCAACTCATTGAACAAGACCCTGCATTACTTAGTAAGTATCGGAGTGATGGTCGCTCAGATAGAACAGCAACAAACAAAGGAGAGCCCGCAGTGCAAAAAATAATTAAGACAAAGTATGAACCAATCGTCTTTAACACAGTTGTTGCAGAAGAAAAGGAAGAGAACACACTTTCATTCATTCCTTCTCCAACACTAGAAGCAGTACGGACTTATATTCCCCGTACCTTCAACGGATTAACAGAAGAGCAAATCTACGATTATGCGATTACAAATAAGAAAAATGTTTCTCTGCATGGTCACGCTGGAACTGGAAAAACAACTTCGTTGATGACTTACGCTTCTAAGAAGGGTTTGGAGTTTGGCTCAATGAGTTGTAATGCAGGTGTAGAGCCTTCACAATTCTTCGGAAGGTTAGTGCCCGATACTGACGGAAAGTTAGTTTGGCGTGACGGAATTTTTACTCACTTCTTCCGACATGGTGGGATTCTAGTCATTGACGAAGGCGATTTTCTTCCGCAGAAAATTGCTTCTGTTCTTCATGGCTCAGTTGATGACCGCCGTTTGCTAACTCTTCTTGAACACGAAGGGGAAGTAATCAAGGCGCACCCAAATCTTCTTATCGCTATCTGTTGGAATGGCAATTCATACAAAGGAACTTCTAAGATGAATGAAGCCTTTTCTGACCGATTCGGTATCAAATTAACTTTTGATTACGATACCGAAATTGAAAAGAAGTTTATTCCTTCTTCTACTCTTCTTGACCTTGCAAAGTCAATGAGAGCAGATTCAATCGCAGGTATTTATGAAACGCCTGTATCAACTCGTTTGCTAAAGAATTTTGTGGACTTAGCACAAAATCTTTCATACGATTTTGCAGTAGAAAATTTCGTTAATAACTTTCGTGATGACGAACGCTCTTCTGTAAAACTTCTTTTGGATTCACAACGACATAACTTAGAACTAGAACTAATAGGAAAGGCAGGTGAGTAAAAATGACTTCATTATTCTTTAAGGAAGATGAAGAAGAGGCAATCAAGAAGGAAGCACTAAAGCGTAATCGTGTTACTTCTTTTGGCTCAGTAGTTGCAAAAACTCTTTCGGTATTAACAACTCATAAAATAACTGTGAATGTTGTTGATAGAAAAGAAATGTCTGCCCCTGCATGGAGTAGCACTAAAGAAGTTTGGTTTAATCTTCCGCAGATTAAAGATGACTTCTCTTCTCGTTCAATCACAAGCCTCAATGGGTTGTCATTCCATGAGTTAGGGCATTTGCGTTACACCGCAAGAAACGGCTCTAAGTTGGTACAACTAATTCAAGAGAACCAAAAGAAGAATGAACTATGGCAAGCATTTAATTGCCTAGAAGATTCTCGCATTGAGTTTCTTTTGACAGGTTGGCTACCTTCAATTAAGTCATGGCTTACAGCGACTATCGTGGACTACTTACTAAGTGATAGCGATTCAATAGATAGAGCGTTCCCGTTAGTTTATGGGCGCAAGTATCTGCCTATTGAATTGCGACAACTAGCAAGTGATTCATTCATTAAGCCCGAACTTCTTAATGATTTTGCAGTTGTCATTGACGAATACAACTCTCTAATCATTACAGGTAATGATGAAAACACAGAGCGTGCTTTCAATCTCATTAAGCAATTTGCTAAGTTGCTTGAAGAGTTACCTGCACTACCGCAAGACCCAAATGGAAATGGTAGTGGTGAAGGTGAAGGCACTACTGTTGTTTGCATACGAAATCCTCATGGTCACGATTCACGACCTACACAGGGATACGAGAGCAGTAGTGTTCGCCCTGCAAGCAAGAAGGAACAAGAACGCAATCAACAGCAAGCAAATCAAGGCGTTGTTGAAGTCGTATTAGATACAACACCAAAAGAAGATACAAAAGAAGAGTCTGCAAATAAAAACAATCAACCTTCCGAGGTGCAAAACTCTGAAGGCAACAAAGCAGACAAGTCAAAAGAAGATTCTTTTGATGATTCGTTTGATGATTCGTTTGATGATTCTTTTGATGATTCGTTTGATGATTCGTTTGATGATTCTTTTGATGATTCGTTTGATGATTCTTTTGATGATTCTCCTGTTAGCAATCCTTCTTCTAGTCGCAACGCTGGCAACCAAGCAGGAAAGACAGGTAGCAATCAACAAGTTACCGATACTCTCAATGACATTCTCAATTCCGTTATTGAGTCACTCTCAAAAGACATTAACGACATAGCAAAGCAAATTGGTGTCATTAGTGACTTAGACGGGGGCAACGCAAAGACACCTGAGCAAGCACGCTACACAGAAGTACCTGTACCTGCTGACTTAGTAATCCTTGCCAAGCAATTCGGTATAGAACTAGAACGCTTGCGTGCTGAGTTTGACCCTGCATGGGTCGGGGGAGAGCGTGCAGGAAAACTAAACGCACAACGCTATTTATTGGGTGCAGATTTAGATTCTGTATTTGATGAATGGACAGAGGGGCGTGATGATGTTTGCAGTATTGAAAGCGTGATTCTCTTAGACCGAAGCGGAAGCATGGCTGGGAAGAACGCCGATAATGCTTACAAGTCAATGTGGGCTATAAAGAAATCTCTTGAAAGAGTTGAAGCGAGAACAACTGTTGTAACTTTTGATTCTCGCACCAATCTTCTTTATGGTGCAGATGAAAAGGCTGGCAACTTCATAAAAGATTCGGGCGCAGACGGCGGTACAAATCCGCACGATTCTCTTCTTTATGCAAAGCGTGTGCTTGCAGAGAGCGACAAAGCAATCAAGATTCTATTCATGATTACTGACGGCTCATGGAACACAGAAGAGGGAGAGCAAGCGATTCAAGAGATGAAGCAAGCAGGTGTTCTGACCTGTCAAGCACTCATTACAGGCTATGACATAAGTGCAGAGCAACTAAATAACTACCGACATGGGTTTGAGTTGATGACCTCAATCAAATCTGCAAAAGACATTCTCATTCTCGGTAAAGAGTTGGTGCGACTCTCAATCGCACGCAACTTAGTAAGTGCATAAAGAAGTTACAAAATGGGGGCAATCAAATCGGTTGCCCCCAATAACAAATACGAAACGGAGCAATAAATAAAATGAAACTATCTGAAATCAAGTTGAATGGTGATTATGCAATCGTACCTTCATGGACATACAACAACAAAGAAAGTCGTGACATAGCAAAGGTAAGAGAGAATGATGTTGTTAAAGCAACAGTAATTTCTCTTGATAAGTATGAGTATGAGCCAAGCAATCGCAAGCAATCTTCTGCTGATTTTGTAAAGGCACAAGTAGGCAATCGCTCAGTAGGTATTTTGGTCAAAGCAACAGACAACAATGGAAATGACTTCCATTGGACTTCAAGACTTACTGATGTTGTTGCTGAATGGTCTGTATTAGAACCAAAGTGGAAAGCACAAAAGACAAAAGAAGAAGAAGAGCGTGTAGAGCGTGAAGAGAGGCAGAACAAAGAACGAGAGGTACGCCGTATTGCAGAAGAGGAAGTAAATCGCTCACGCAATTCTGTAATCGCAACAGCAAAAGAACTCTTAGGTGAGCAGACTTCTGTTGAGGTTGATTCAAAAGGCTACGGCATAGAGGTTAAAGCCTTCGTATCTGTATCACTCAAAGAGTTTGAACAACTAATTGAAATGGCATATGCAGGAAAGGATAACTACTAATGAATACAGAACTAACTAACACAGAACTCGCAGTAATTCTTCAAGCACTCGGTAAAGAGAAGGCGTATCTCAACTCGCAAGGGTTGAGAGAGTCTGCTCATGCAGTAACAGAACTACAACAAAAGATAAAGGAAGGTAAATAAAAATGGGTCAAGAACTATTGAATGTAAATCTAAATTGGACAAGACAACCTCGGGTCTATTACTTAGCAACAACAAGTAACGGCATGAAGTTTGTGAGAGGTAGTGCAACAAATTGCTACACGCACGCAGTTGTGTGTAGCAAAGCACCTAACTTCGGGTCTAATCAAATAGAAACTTATGGCTGGTGTCATGGGAGAGAAGACTTAGCAAAGCGAAACTTTAATCGCCTAAAGAAGTTTGGTGTTGAACAAAACTCTGAGTACGAATATGAACTCGTAGAACTAATACAGATAACCGCTAAAGAAGTAAGAGAGATAAAGAAGCAAGCAAAGAAGCAACGCCAAGAATGGGAAACAACAACGCTATCTAAACTACTAAACCTAAACGCAGACAAAGAACAGGAGAATACAAATGACAACACTATCTAAACACAGAGCAGGGGGTAGCCGAGGTGCAAATGGCTACGGGGAATACCAAGTCCGACACGCAAGCGACAAGCAACAACTATTCATTAAGACATTACTAGAAACAAAAGAACATTCTTTTGGCAAAGTTGATGTCGCTAACTTAAATGTGCAGGGTGCTGGTGAACTAATAACAAAGTTGTTAGTGCTACCTAACAAGGCTGGGGTAGTTATTCCTGCAACAGAAAAGCAAATTTCTTATGCACAATCGCTAATTCAAAAGAAGGAAGGTGGGTTGGATACTCTCAATCACTACCTTCTTAACCGCAAAGTAAATTCGTTAGAGCAGTTAGACCGCAAAGATGTATCTGCAATCATTAACGAATTAAAAGTGGCACAAGTCAAAGCCTTACCAATAGCAATAACAGAAGTAGGTGCGTATTTGTTAGACGAAGTTATCTATTCCATTCGTATCGGTAACCAATCTAAGAAGTGGCAAGTGTGGTCATACAACGACACTTACAAAAAGTATCTACGAGAAACAGACAAGGCAAAAGAAGATTCAATCTTGCAAAAGGTTCAACCTTCTAATCGTTTGACATTAGAAAGTGCAATCAAATACTCTGTTCAAGTTGGTGTTTGTTGCCATTGTGGTCGCACACTTACACAATTAAAAAGTGTTGCTGGTGGTATCGGACCGATTTGCGCCAAGCGTTACAGATAAAAAAGAAAGGAATAAAAATGCACACAGCAAAAAAACTTATAGAAATCTTTTCTCAATTAGAACCTGACGAAGAAGTTTGGTGTATTTGGGAAACAAAGGGTGACCTTGCTGAAATCATCAACGAAACTGAATACGAAGATAAAGAGGGCAACCTTATTGAAGCAACTAAATCAGATATATCAAAAGACTTCTATCAAAATGTTATGTCTTCTTTAGATAACGCAGACTATGTTTGGGAAAGATTCTCAGAAGAGTTGCGTGATTCGGCAAGACATGAATTTGAGAAGTTGTTAGCAGAAAAAGAGAAAGCAAAAGAAGATAGCCACCTATGGGATATAGAAGGAGAAGAGAGTGCTACCTCAAAAGACGATTGAGTTTATTGAGTCGTTAGACCATGACGATTTAGTTTGCTTTCTTTCTGTTTATTCCACAGCAACAGGAGCAAATGATAAAGAAGTCTATCAAGCAGTAAAAAACGAAATGATAAAAAAAGTATCCGATAACAACCTAGAGAAAGAACTATGGGAAACAAAATGACAACAGCACTAGAAATCAACACAGAAACAAAAGTAAATCTAAGTAGCAACCTATCGGTGAATTGTTATGTGACTCTTGCAGACACAGAACAAATCATTATTAGTATTGAAGAAACAGAGGGAGTGTGGTCTAACACCACTTACACACTAAAGAAAACAGGTGTTATATCTAAGTATCGTTTAGAAAGGCTTGTTTATCAGACAGGTTATGGCAATCATGAAGGGGAAGTATCTCTTCATGCAATACAAGTAAGAGGGTTTAAGAAAGACGGCGGTTTAAGGTATAGAGATACGCAATTCTATAATTTAGATAAAGAAACCTTAGACCAAATTCCTGACAAGTATCACAACTACGCAAGAGAAGCGTTTGCAAAAGAAGTTGTAAAACTACAAACCCGACTAACTAATCTAATCAACAAAGGAGTAAAAGTTGAACCAAAATAATAAATCCAATGTGCAAAAAGAACGGGTGCTTGTCACTAAAAAAATACAAAAGACAGACATGACTCTTCCTAAAGAAGTTGGAGAAGCGTTAAGAAGTCTTCCAATTAAAGAACGCAAAGCATACGCAAGCCTATTGCGGAAGGCTGGGTGGACTCTTCAAGCCATAGCAACAGAACTCAATGTAACAAGAGAGTCCATTCGTCTTTATGCGGTTGAAGAACACACAGGAGAATACTTATCAAAGGTTAGCCACTTACCAATACCCGAAGTACCTATGGTAGAAATCTATAAAGACAAAGTAATTAAAGTCTTACCTTCTGCTGAGGTATTGGCAAAACTAAAAGAACTTCAAGCCAAAGCAACTTTAGTAAGAGGCAAAGGCAAAGCCAATCGTGAAGAAGCAGAGCAATACACAAAACTTCTTTATGAAACTATGCAAAGCGGTGTATCGGGTTATCGTCTTGCAAAAGAACTTAATGTAACCCATAGCGCACTTTTATTTAGATTAGTGCGGTATGGATACACAACTACCACAGGAAAATCGCATACCTACCGACAACTAACACACAGAAAGAGAGAAGAAGAAAATGCCTAATTGGTGTTTGAATGAACTAATCATAGAAGGTTCTCCAAAAGAACTTAGTAAGTTGATGAAGAAGGTTGAGATAACACCAAGCGAAGAAACAGGTAGTCACTACGCACAGGTGTTTTCATGTCACAGAGTTATTCCAAGACCTGCTATTAAAGATAGCGATTGGTACGAATGGAATATAGAAAACTGGGGTAGCAAATGGGATTTAAACGACCTTGAAAGAGATGATTCAGAATGGGAAAACGGAAAACTTACTTACTGTTTTTCTACGGCGTGGAGTCCTGTTATTCAAGTTATCTCTGCACTAGCAAAAGAACATAAGAAACTTTCTTTTACTTACACCTACTGGGAAAGTGGTTCTGACTTTTGGGGAGAACATGAGTATATGAAGGGTAAAGAAACTTCGTATGAGGGCGGCTCACTAAACGACGCAGGTTGTGAACGGCTGGAATATCTAATGGGTGAACACCACCAATGCTCAGATTGTTGGGAACAAATATCATGCGAAGGAGATAAAACTTCTGAGGTATGCGAAGAATGTAAGTTGAAGGTAGAAGCAACCGAAAATGAACTATGGAAAGGAGAACCAAATGAAGGTAAAACCTGTGAAGTTGCGTAAAGTAACACAAGGGCAATACCTAACAGAAGATAGCCATTACTTAATTATCAAAGATGATAAGGGTTGGTCATGGCAAGTAAGCGACGGCGTTCAATGGATAATTAAAGATAAAAGAAAGTATAAAACAAGAGCGTGGGTCGTAAGATGTGTGCAAGCAGAACAAAACCAAAACAACCAAGAGCAAGAACTATGGGAAGGATAAAGAAAAATGAACTGTAAATTATGCGATTCAAAAGAAGTTATTTGGTCGGGAGTGGACGCTTTTTTGTTTGGAGTACCAACAGAAAAAATCTGTTACCTATGTGCAAATACCTATGCAAGCGTTAAAGAACTAATAGAAAAGGAAAATAAAGAATGACACTAGACACAGGAACATTAACAGCGTTCATAATCGCACTCTGTGGTGCGTGCATAACAATCGTATTTCTTATGTCAGAGAACAAAGAACTACACAAGAAAGTACGCATACTTCAAGTGTCATTACGAGATGAAAGACGAAAGGAACGATAATGGGCGAACTAATAATCCGCAAACTAACAGAAGCAGACCAGTTATGGGTATGCGACGATTGTGGACAAGAAGGTATCCGAGCAAATGGCAAAGATATAAATAGCAATAATGAAGTTGTAATGTGGTTTTGTTACAACTGTGTCCAAAAGACATTACGCTGATGAAGTGCGAAAATAAAACAGCGTATCCAACACGATACAAAGCAGAAAGAGCCATGAATCTTATTTGGAAAAATCATTGGTTAAACAACGCTAGAAAAAAGCCATGCGCTACTTACAAATGCAATATCTGTGGTAAGTGGCATTTAACTAGCCAAGCACAAAGACGAGAAACTACAAATAGCACACAGAACTAAAACTTGCTAAGTGTGTAGTGCTATGTTCCAATCACCACCGAAAGAAAACACACGCTGAACGCAATACTTGGTTGCATAGGCTTGCAAAAGAAGATACACAAATAAAATAAACTAAAGGGGAACAGGTTGCCAAATGGCAATCTGTTCCCCTTTTTTTGTTCTATATGTTACTTGCTGGTAGGCTGGCAGCATGGCTTACACAGTAGCAAGAAATGGCAGATTTACCGCCTATTACCGAAAAGATGGAAAAGTCAAATCGGTAGGAACTTTCAACTCTAGGGCTAAAGCACTCAACGCTGGATTACTTGCCGAAGAAGGTGAGTTTAATCTAATGCCCGAAAATCAAAAGACATTCAACAATTATCTTGAACAACTTACGAACAACACAGAGATTCGTGTAATCACCCGCAAAACTTATTTAACCCTGTTAAAGAAGTATGCTCAACCTTCTTTAGGTACTCGGCGCATCTCCGCCATTACCAAGAAAGATATTAAAGCATTACTAGATACCCTAGCAAGCAAAGGGTTAAGTCCAAGCACTCTCTCACACTTAAAGACTTCTTTAGGTTCTCTCTTTAGGCTCGCCATAGAAGATGAAGCGATAGCCACCAATCCCACACACCGCATAAAGATAGCCGTACCAAAGCCTGACCCCACATACTCACTAGAGCCTGAAGACTTCCAAAAGATTCTAAAAGAACTTCCAACAGAGGGGAGTCGTCTTTTGGCTCGTTTCCTCATTGCTTCTGGCTGCCGATATGGGGAAGCAACAGAACTAAGAGTAAAAGATTTTAACTTTCAATCAAAAGAAGTCTATGTAAGACGAACTGTTAGTGATGTAGGGTATAAGTATCATTCCGAGGTGCAAAGATTCCTAGTAGTGCCTGCTACCAAGAACGGCAACAAAAGAACTGTAGTCCTATCTCAGAAACTCGTAGCAGAAATAAAAGCCTTTGTAAAGACAAAAGACCTATCAAAAGAAGCATTAGTCTTCTCAAAGCAGTTAATTGAGAAGCCTAGTAAAATAGGAAGCCCTACGACAAGCGTAGGGAAGCCTTACACCGTTGGGAGCAGAACATTCCAACACGCAACAGCGTATTCGTACAATGTGGGCGGTTGTCGGTGTGAAGCGTGTAAGCAAGCGGTAAAGGAATACCGTAGTCACTATAGAAAGGACAAGGGAAAGGGCAAAGTAGAAAGCCTTAGCAAAAGGGAAAGCCATAGCAGAAGCACTAGCAAAAGCCATAGCAAAAGCCTTAGCGAAAGCCACCTACCTCGTGACAAATGGAGAGCCATTTGGAACGAAGCCATCAACAAGTCAGGTATTGGTTGGTATCCCACCACTCACGACCTTCGGCACGCTAACGCTACTCAGTTGTTAAAGAACGGAGTAGATGTGCATGAGGTTAAGGAAAGGTTAGGTCACCAGTCAATCGTAACGACGGAGAGGTATCTGCACCGTATCCGTCACCAGCAGTCAAAGGCAGCCGAGGTTGTTAATGACTATTTGGAGTGATTATGAAACTAACAAAAAAAGGAAAGATAGTATTCGGAACGTTCTTTACAGGAATGTTTGTTTTGATTCAAGGAATGGTTGGGTTACCAACAGCCTTTAGTCCTACAAAAGCCGAAGCACTAACTACTAAGAAAAACCTGCAAGTTCGTACCCTAGCCAAGTATGCGAACGCAGATAGTTTGACCGATATTCAGTTGGTTGAACTACTAAGTGCAGTGGGCTTCAAAGGTGAAGACCTTAAAGAAGCATGGGCTGTAGCAAAGAAAGAATCACATGGTAACCCTCTAAACCACAATGGTAATCGCAAGACTGGGGATAACTCCTACGGTCTATTCCAAGTAAATATGCTTGGTTCAATGGGTGCTGATAGACGGGATAAGTTCAATTTGGCTTCTAATGCTGAACTGTTCAACCCTGTGGTAAATGCCCAAATCGCTTATCACATGAGCGATGGCGGCAAAGATTGGAGCGCATGGAAAGGAACAAAGACAAAAGTAGTTAAGTACTGGATGTCTAAATTTCCTTCTAAGCAAAAATCGTAGCCAAAAGCAAAAGCCATAGCAAAAGCAGGTGCATAAAGAAGCCCCCTAACCATAACGGTTAGGGGGCTTTCTTCTTTAGAACTTATTGATTGTCTTTAATTAACTTAACTTCACAAGCATCAGTAGTGCAGTAAGCCTCACCAATAGCGTCAGAAGCCATACCTGCATACACGCCTGAAAGGTCAATTGGAAACAACTTCATAGTTGCGTCCTCATATTCCTGCTCAGTAATTTGTGTGTAAGGCATCTGTGGGTATACCTGGTTGCCCATAGGAAGAAAACTAATCGTCTTTAGGTCACCGTCGTGCATATGCAAAGCTGGTGCAATAGAACTTGCTTCTTTATCAGCGTCAAAAGTAACGGTTACAGACACAGAGTTATCGGACCAATACTTCTGAGCTGTAGCTGCAAGAGCAACTTTTTCATAAATTGAAACTTCTTTTTCGGCTCTTTTGGCATCGGTCTTTACAGGAAAGAAAACAACACTAGTAGTTTCAGGCGATTCTGACGCTGGTTCTACCGTGTAGTTAGCCATCTTGAATAGAGGAAGCATTGGGTCGTTGTTTGAAAAACGAATTGCTCTGTTAAAGAACTTTCCACCTGAAGCCCAGTGAACTCCCGGAGACTCACCAGCAAGAATAGATACTGTGCCTGATGGCTTAACAGTTGTCATCTTGATGGATTCACGAATACCAAGCCATTCTGAGTAGTTGGTATCATGGTTCTTGATGGAGTTGTAACCTTCCTTCATCCATATACGAAGTTCTGACCAACCTTTATTGTCTGCAAAGTTAGCCACACCTGATACAGAAGTACCGATACGACGGTTGCGTTGCATGATTGCGTTGGTTTCTTGCCAATGTGTGGGAATAAGAGTTACAGTTTTTGCGTAAAGATAAGCAAACTTCAATGTTCTTTTGAAGTCCTCTAAAGAATCATGACGATTTAAATAAGTCTCAACCAAAGTACAGCACTCATATGATTCAAGAGATTGTTCAGCACATGGGTTGTAACCTGCTACACGCCAATCTTTGTTGTTTTCAGGCTCACACAAACGACCATACTTACGAGTCACATCCATCCAAATGACTCCTGGTTCACCATTACGAATAATTCCGTCAATGATTGCAGAGAAGTCTTGCCCTACTGATACCTCTACAGAGTTGTTAGACATCCAACCATAGGCCATACGGTCAGGGTTCTTGTCATAGTTCTTTAGGTCTAAGAAATTCTGGTCATCAATTCGTCCCATAAGAAGTTCGGCACTACGACGAACGTTTCCAGAAACAACGCACACACCAATCATGTTTCCAATGTCAGCCAAGTCTCTGCGAGTTAACTTCTCACCAGCTCTACCGGTAAACATAGAGACAATATGCTCATGTAACTTCTTTAGGGGTTCGTGCCCTGCTGCGGTACCACCGAAGGTTTTGATTGGAACACCTGCTGGGCGGATTTCTTTGTAGTCAAATAATGGAGCCTTCGTATCTGGCTTGAGGTAAGCATTGATGAGGGAGGCTGTTGATTCAACCCAACCTTCTCGGGTGTCTGGGATGATGTATTCGTAAGTTTCTTTTGGCGCATATATTGTGAAATCCTTGTCTGCTCCCTTGTCATCAAAGCCAACGCCCACTCCGAGCATTGAGGCTTCCATGAGGAAAGCGAATGGTTTTGCTGGGTCTGTCTTGGTCATTGACCCCGTTGATACGAAGGCACAATTCTGTAGGGCAGCGGAGTTACGCTGTTCATTAACTAATGGGGTTCCCATAACCCAAAGCCCACGTCCGGGTGGAGTCCATTTCAAATTAAAAAGACGGTCAAAAGCTTCTTTAGCCGAGGCTGCTGCTTTAGCATCTGACCAAGGCAAGCGGTTCAATTTGGCATGGTCTTTCTGTAGGGAGTACATGCCGTTGATAACTCGCTGGCACACCTCAACCCACGTTTCTTTAGTACCATCTGCTTTCAAGCGAGAATAGGTGCGTAAGAATGTGATTTCTCCTACCGAGTTACCTGCAGCATCTCGGTACCCAAAAGGAGCCTTCTTACCTTTGTATGCCTCCACAAATTCATTGGCTAGTTCAAAAGAAAACAGACCCATTTTTATACCACCATTTCTTATTTTGATTAAATACCCCTCAACAGGGAGCCCTATTGTGACGGAAGAAAACCTACCATGCACTTGTTAACTTGGTTTACTGCTTTTTAGCAAGATACAGGGTGAACCATGTTTCGTTCACCTCACATTGCTGTTATCAGGTAACTAGTCTTCTATTGAAGACTGAATAATTTTTGTAACTGTATCTTCTTTAAGGGCTTCAGGTAACTCTCTTAGAGCTTGAGCTTTGTCACCAAAGATGGCAGAAAGAACTCCGCCTGAAGATTGACGGCTGGCTGTAATCTGCACAAACTCTTTATCAGATGCCATGTCATTAACTTCTTTAACCATTTTTATAAGGCGGTCAACTTCTTGAGAAACGTTAGGGTCTGCATAGCCACCGTTCATTTCTTCAGCAAAGCGCATAAAAGCCACTCTTTGACCCTGCATTTCAATCATTGAAGTCATCAAAGCCTTTAATTGTTCTTTAGTCTTTACCTCAATTGGCAAGTTAAAAGCGCAAGTGTTAGAAGGTTTAAAGGCTGGGCAGTTGGCGGCAACAAAGCAAGTGTCGCATTGTCTTAAAGAAGATTGTTGAGTTTGGACTACGGGGATGTCCATCAAAATATCTTTGCCGTTATCATCCGTCTCAACTACAGTCTTCATTTTGTACCCAAATACAGGTAAATTTTGAACTTCTGAAGCGTCTCTTTCTATCAACTCTTTCCGCACTTCAGGCACACTGTTATCAGAAGAGTACCCCCCTAGTTCCATGCCTAACCCTGTGTACAAGGTGTCGTTGTTATCAGATACTACGGGTTCTTTACCCCCATCAATGATGTGGAAATTAGGTGATTTCTTGTCCATAGATGACTCCAACTGTAGGTACGACCAGACAGCAACTTTAGTTGCTTCTAGGGTGTTATCTTGGCTAAACCCCAAATAGTCTAATCCCGCTTTCTCTACTATTGTCTTATAGCGAGGTCTTGCTTGGGCTTTCATGCGCTTTGGGTATCGTTTAATCTGAGTGCCATCCCAAACGATTGTTTCGCCTCTTCTCATGGGGGAAAGCCATGACAATGTGCTGGCGGTGTTAAATGGTACCTGTCGTAGGTTGTCTGGCTTGGCACAGGCTAAGGCGTGGTAAGCGGTTCCAAACTGCCTCTGATAACCCCGTGTAAGGGCTGCTAGGCTGGTTACAGACTCAATCTCGTCGTTGGGTACAACTACATTTTTGTAAGTTTGAGACATGGTTTTAAGGGCTGGAAGCCCGTATTCTTCATGCCAAACAACCCAAAACTTGGGGTCATGTTCATAAAATGGACGTTGGGCTTCTACCCATTCTTTTCCCAAAATCAACGAATCAAACTCCATGTAAGCTGCAGCTCGTTCGCTGTTATCAACCAGGAACTCTTGATAATCAGCTGCTAAAGAAGTTAATTCTTCTTTTGATAGTCCCGCCTTCTCAGCTTGAGCTGCACCTGACTCAATGTAAACCTTTACTTGAGAGTCATAGTGCTCACTAATCAACCATCTTTTGGTTGTAGGCAAACCTCTTTTGCGTAAAGTCCAATAGTTGAGTCCCATTGACTCAACTTTTTGACCTAAAAGAAGATTACGGTTGGAACCTACTTCAGACCCGGAGAAGATGAGGTTCATTAGTCAGACCAGAGTTCCGTTTCTTTTGGCTTTTGGGCTTGTTCTGAACGAGATATATTGACACGATTAATTGACGCTTCAATGTCTGACCAGCGTCGTACTTTCTTTGGAGCATCTGGCCTATTCTCAACAACAGCAAATCCTGGATGGTTAAAGAGGAGTGCTGGTACTCGTTGTTCTTCAAACACCCAAGCACACATGCTGGGGTCAGCGTCTACATACATCTCAATAGGGGCTCGTGAACGAGACATAATAAACTGTCTCTTCTTTAGGTCTTCACCTTCCAATGCAAAAGAAGAATCAATCAAATCGTCATAGTTGATAATTCCGTGCGACTGTAGCCAGTGTTTAGCATCTGTTTCTCCACGAGAAGTCATAATTGCTACACGATTGTTGATGTTAAGAGCATAGTAAAGCGCTACTCCTGCTCGGATTGGTTCCCCTGATTCCGAACTTAGTACGCCATCTAGTGATACGAGTATGTTCATCTATCCCTTTGCTCGGTACGTTGCCGCTCTTCTAATTAGGGTCTGAGTATCTGGCAGTTCAACGCCATAGGTATCATCTGCTTGTTGCGCTTTGTATGCTGACCAGTACTCAGACATCTTTCGTAGGGCAGGTACGGTTCCGTACTTCTTTCCGGCCTGCCATCTGTAGTTGTAAAAATCTGAGTAACCCTCTCCTTCAGGGCGGAAAGCAAACTTACGGGCTCCATGAATGTCATCATACATTGCTGAACCTTGAATCATTGCTGTGTGTAGTCTTGTTTCAGCATTGCGACGTGCTGCATCGTTTTGTGCATTATGTACTTCATTTAGAGCACTGGTGTAACGTGTAACCACATCCATTGCTCGTGATAAATCACGTTTTGCTACTTCATCCCACACACGGTTTTCAGGTGCTGTGGATTGTGCAGGGTGAACTGTCCACTCATTGTGAGTTAAATCGTAGGCTGCATAAGGATTGATAGAACGAATATCTGTAGCCCCAGGATTTACGTAAAAAGTAACTTCAAAACCATTCCAGTTTTCTGTTTCAGGTTGCAAATGTTCACGAAAATCTTCATTTAACATTTTGCTAATTTCTACATCGCCAAGACCATTAAACTCTGGATGTGCTTTACGAAATTGGATGTAGTTAACTCCTATAAGAACATCTAAATCTCCTGGTTCACGGGCTGCCGACCATTGGTAAGACACCCCAGAGCCAGCAATCCATACATGTGCCCACAAATCTGGGTGACGGTATTGTTCGTTGAGAAACCCAAATAACAACTGCAAAATACCGTTACGTACCCAACCTTTTAAAGTTGTTCCATCAAACAACTTTGGGTCTAATTCTTTTTCAGGGGCAGAAAAGTATGAAGTAGCCGAACCCTGAATGTGTATAGGGTTGGAGTTACTCTCTAAGTTTCTAAACATATCCCTAGTTTAGAGGCGGTACGATGCCTCTATCGCTTAAAGCGTCAATTATCTTTGTTTTATTTTCAGAAGAAAGGTCTGCAGGCTGTAAAGCAGCAATAACTGTTTTAGCAACTCTGTCAGCTAATATCTGATTTTCAATTTCCGTAGCAATTTCTTTGCAAGCACGGTAAATATCAAAGGTAGTTGCTGTTCGCTCTACAAATTCTCCGGCTTCTGCTGGTTGGGTAAAGAAACTACCGTCAGGGTTTAATACAACAGTAAATGCTGATTGTGGCTTTATATCTTCGCTCATTCTATTCCCATCAACTTTCTTTTTCGTTGGGCTACGCCAATTGCTACTGGACAGAAGTCACATAGGTAAGTTTTTGGACCAGATTCTTCCGTATACTTTGCCATACCTTCTGCTTTACGTTCTTTTACTGTATTTGGTACAAGTAATTTTTCTTTATTGCGCCAATCTGTACATCCGTCTTTAGGTTTGTTATGACGTTTGTAGCACTCCATAGCTCCTTCCATAAATGTGGAACGAGATTCATAAAAAGTGTCGTCAATTTCTGCAAGACCTGCAGAGCCTCCACCTTTAATTTGTCGTATTACTTCTTTTTTAGATTCAGGTTTTGCCCAAACTCGCAATGGCAATACAAACAATTTGCCTTTGTGAGGTTCTCCGGAAGGAAATACGTGAGTTTCACAAGCAACAGCCAATAACATATCTAATTCTGGGTCGCCATCGTACGGTGGAAGTTCTTCTAAAGTTTGACAAACAAGACAATATAACAACCGAAACATCGGTTCATTGTCCATTTTCTTTTCGCCAAGAATAGGTACGTTACTCATTGTGCTCCTTGTAGTAGTCCAGGTATCCTAACAGATTACTTAAGTTTTATAGCTGAAGGTGCTGCAGGAAACTTTGGTTTAGGTTTTCTAGGGACCATTGTTCCCCCAGCATCGGGACGGTAGTTACCACCTTTAGGTGGTTCTTGACCTTTTCCATAATGCTGGTTACCTTTGCGTCTATCGTTAAAATTACGAGAAACGTAATCATGTCCAATAGGTTCAAATTGGCTTGCCATTTACTTGTTCCAAAGACCCTGTTCTGCTGCGTCTGCTTTAGCCTTACGTTTTGCTGCACGTTTTTCCATAAGTTGCTCACGACCACTTTTTACATTAATCGCACGACGAGTAACGGCTTGTTTCTGTGCAGTGGTTGGGCTATGGAACGTGTCTGGGTAATACCAACCATCTTCATGGTGTACAGCTAAAGGTGTGTTAGAACGTGGGTCATTAACTGTGTAATCGGGATTTTTTAAACGCTTAATTTGTTCGTGAAATTCAGTTCCACGAAGCCAACCTGCTGAAACGGGTCCTCCTTCGTGTCCTTCAAAATTATTGCCTTTAAAAGGAATACGAGCAGCAATAAGTGGGCCTGCATTACGGTTAGAAGTACGCTTTGGCTTAGCCACTATTAGTCCCATCCATTAAATTTATCTAAAGCAGCTTTTCTTTTTACTGGGTCTTTAATTTGATGAATTTTTGCTTTAGTAATAGCGCTTCCACTTACTGGAGATTCGGATTTTGTGATATTAGCATTTTTATTTACTTTAGTTGCTTTTGTTTTTCCGTCTTGAGTTTTTTTGACTCTTTTTCCAGCAACCGTTTCTAAACCTGCTTTACGTTTTGTTTCATCAGAAGCCAATAGTCTATTGCGGTGTTGTTCTCTTGCACGCTTTTTTAGTGCTTCTTCTGCAACCTTGTCGCCTTTACGAATGATAGCCATGATTACTTGCCTTTTCTCTTAGTTCTATTAAGAAAACTGTCTTTATTGGAAATAACAACTTTTCCATCGTTAAAATATTTAACAGTTTGATTTTTTGGATTAACAGTCATTCCTTGTGGATGTACCTTCGTAATAGCATCTTGGAACTGTGCTGACTTCATAGAAACAACTTTGCGAACCATGATTACTTACCTGGATTCACTTTGTTTGGGTATTCAGATGTAATAAACCCATAACCGTAAAATGGATGAAGTGATTGACGGTTATCAAGCGTTGCTTCGTCTCCAAGACCAGGGATTACCTCTGTATCTGGGCGAACTTTGCGGTACTTACCGTCTGTTGAGCCTTCATTCAATGAGGTGTTCATTGAACGAGATGAGTTAACTGCCATTTTTTCCTGCTTTCTTAGTGCGACCTTCGGCAGACCGTCGGAGGTTATCTTCATGTGCTGTTCGTATAATGCCAAGTCTAGTATTTATTGCTTTATGGGTCATGGCTAACATCTCATCACTTCCCTTTCCGGGGTTAGTTACAAAGTGTTTTGCTTGACCTAAAGTAACATGGAGCTCTGGCGACATCCGACCTATATTGGCATGGATAGCATTAAATGCTTCATGTGCTGCGTGGTGCTCCGGCGAACCCGGAGGATTGTTTTGCATTGCAGTGAGGTGAGTCCTAGCTGCATCTACTGCTGCTTTTATTACTGGGTAACTAACTGCTGCGCCTTTTCTGATAGGAGTTGCCCCCATACCCATAACACCTTGTGGTCTTGGCTCTTGTGGGATAGGTGCATCTGGAAGAACAGTGGTTCTTGCTTCAGTCTTCTCTGCTTCAGTAGTGGCACGAAGTCGTTTTGTCTCTGGGTCAATTTTGACTGCTGGTACTGCTACTTTTCCCCCAGAAATTTTCTTTCCTGTGCGTGTCTTCTTTAAAGAGGATTTAAGTTGAGGTTTTTCTTTTGGTTTAACAAAATTAGGAACTCCAGTAGGGGGAGTTGGCTTTTCTGCACGACCAGTTTTTGAGTTACGTACAACTGACGGTACAGGTGCTTTCTTTTTACGTGGCATGGTTACACCATTTTCCGCTTTATACGGTCAGACATTTTTTGAGCGTAACAAGATTGGCACATGCCTTTACTGTATAGAGCTTCTACTGGATTTAAAATAACCCCACAAGTAGGGCAAGGGTGAGAACCTCGGTATTTGGTTGCATTATCGGCAATTTGTTTTGCTTGTAATTCCATCATCTCTGCGCCATCGCCATCAAACATCAGATACCTCCAATATCATTACGAGCTGTTCCGCCATACCCTGCTGGGCTACCAGAGAACCAAGAAATACGTGGCTCATGGTATTGACGGTCAATAGTTACTACATCTTCAATTCCTGGTGAACGACGGTCTCCGTATCCGTAACGTGCTGGAAATAATTGGATTTGCGGTAACGGTGGTCGCACCATGGCTTGAATATCTGCTCCTGGAATAGTGGCAACCATCAGGGCCTGTTGTGTTAGGCGCTCCATGTTGGTTGCCCATGGGCCCAAGTACGACCAGCGTTTTGCAACTTGGTCAGGTTGTACGGGTGCTCGCCATGGTTTGGTGTGGTCATAAACTCCATCAAATTTTTGTGTCACTGGTTCTCCGCCTTATGAGCTTCCCAAGCTTCTTTCATTCCTTCTTTATCTCTGTAATCCCACATACCAATAGGTTCACCAAGTTTATTTGTCTTAGTTGGATGCTTGACAGTTTGGTCGCAGTGCTCACAGAAAAGGTTAGTTCCACCATACGTTGTAAACTTCATCATCTTGTGGCGGCGCTTGCCTGACTTAGTGAATTGATTAGGATTTAAGTTGTCCATTAACGCCACGCTGGTTTCAAATATGCAAGCATCGCTTGACGGCGTTCATTAATTTGTCCCGGCTCTGTAGCAATAGTGTTTGCTTTGCCATCGTTAACCAAGTGTGGGGCAGGAACCAAACTTACCTCTGGTGCATTGCGCATTGTTTGGAATACATTTACTCCATTGACATTTACGTAAGCAGCTTTCATCTGACGTTCAATACCTGACATATCACTCATGCCCATAGGCCAAAAGTACATAGATGGCTCAATACGCTCACCTTTGTGCACTCCACGTTGATACGCTTTTTGGTTGACACGGTTCTTGATACTATCCAACAAACGGTCATCACGACGTGAGCGGATAGTGCCAAGGTACCCATCTGGATATTCTGCAGATGGAATTCTGCCCACACCAATGCGTGACGCATCCATAGAGTCACGAGCTACAGGAGTTCCTGCACCACCTTGGTTGTTATAGCCGTATAGACCATTACCACCTAATGATTGCCAATTTTGTTGTGGGGAAAAGTTGTTAGGGCCGCCTGCCATTAGTTTACCTTTGGTGGACGAGGTTCAGTAATTCCGTGTCGTTTACGAGCAGCTTCATTGCGAGTTGCACGCATATTGTGCATACTAAAGATTGCATCTTCATTACGAGAAATCATCTTCTTTTCCGCAGTTCTTTTATATCTATGACCAGTAGACAAATCAATCTGTACACCTTTTTTTCTTGATTTGTTACTTTTGTTATCTACCCAACTACCCATACTTGCTTTGTCATCTGCAGCATGTGCACTTAAGCGTACAAAATGAGAAGCAAATTGTTTTGCGCTTAATTTTGGGTGAGATTTTCCAACACTTTCAAACTCTGTGTCAACTGGATGTCCGCTAAGTTTTGATGGTTCTTTACCAACTAAATGAAGTCTGTCTCCAGGGTTAGCTACTTGTCCACTCTTTAGGTTTATGGTAGCCCCACCATAATTATTTGTAGAATCAATAAAATTTTGAGCGCCATTTGGATTACTTGCTAAAACTCGTACTTCTTCCTTAGAGTACGAAGGACGGGTTTTTACAACATCCATTAGCCCTTCAGGTGGCTGACCAGGTCTAGTACTCATGTTACTATTTTCCTTCTTAACGAGTTAAATGTCAGTGTAAAGGAGTTCAAATGTCAGTAGATGTTGTTGCCATAGACTATAACCCAACACTTTGGGTGCTTGAGTGCGAAATTTGTGATGCTCGTATTGGTGAGCCCACAATTGACGGGGATTTAATTGACCAACGGTACGAAAAACATTGTGCCCTCCATGGGCTTACTCCTGAAAATGAAGATTAAGCTCCTCCGAAACGAGCCCCTTTGTCAGACTCTGGCGCTTGAGTTGGCGCCTTGTCGTCAAAACTTTGAACACTACCAAAGTTCTGAGATGACAGAACACCACTAACACTTTTCCACACTCTATTCTTTTTAGTTGTGGTGTTTGTTTGGTCGCTTAAAGATAACGGCAAATCAACTTGTGGGTCGTGATGCGGTGTTCCGTAATCGTTGTATTTAATATCAGCCATTATCGTGCTGAATTCATACCTGTATCAAAATTACCTGATTGACCCATAACTGATGGAACAGTCTTTGCGTTTGCCATAGTTGGACCCGCTGCTGGGTCAACACTTGGAACAGAAGCGATAACACGGAACTTAGCACCCATACGTTCAGATTGAACTGCATTACCTGCAGAAATATTTTTACGATTTGCTTTTCCACCCGATGTTGGGTCAGATGCTTGTGTATTCTTCTTTGCAATAGCTGTGCCACGTTCTGGCATAACAGGAGATGCAGATTTTGCTGCATCCATGCTCATGTAACGACGTGCGCTGTTAGCGTGTTCTGCAGAAGCAATTACTTCTTCTGGTGTCATGTGATTTCTTGTCATAGATTTACCTGCTGCCTCTAGATGTGATGATGGGGCGCCCATGCGACGACGCATAGCGTGACCTAAGTCTGTCCATTTAGCCATTTTGACTCCTTGCGTTGGTATAAGGATACGGCGGTTTTAGCTCGCTGTAATGTGAAAAACAATTGCAGAAATTTCACCATCTCGTGATTCAATGGTGGTAAATCCTGGCTTATCAGTTAAATCCATGCCACGAGGTGCCACGTACCCACGGGCAATAGCGATGGCTTTTACTGCTTGGTTTACAGCGCCTGCACCTACAGCACGAAGTTTAACTTCACGCTTATCGTAGATTGCGTGAGCAATTGCTGATGCAACGCTTTGTGGATTAGATGATGCGCTAACTCGTAGGAATGGCTCTTCAGCCGGTACTACCTCAGGTGTGTCGTTCAATTGTTAGTCCTTTAGTTCGGTTTGGTATGCCACTCCCAAACTTAAGGATACGTTTAAAACCTTGATGCGTCTCTGTATTTGGGGTCTGACATTTGAACGACTACTGCCTTTTCAACCTCATTAATTGAAAATTTTCCTACAAGGCGTGCCAAAGCATAGGAATCAGCAGCATTATCGTCGTTAAACTCTACGCCCCATCGTTTATAAATTTGTAAAAGCATTTCCTGTTTTTTGGCGTTACCTTTACCTGCTGCGTACTTTTTTAATGTCATTGGAGGAACTTTTAAAGGATAACGACGGCAATCCCCGTCATCGTCAAATAAATCATAAATAGCAAGTCTTACTGTGGCAGACAACTCACCAAGAACCAACGCTGCTTGACTTGCAAGAACAGTGCCTTCCATGGCAATGTCCACAATGTTCATCTCAATTTCCATTTCAATGTAATTAAGTGTGTCAGTTAACCATTGACGGATATCTACAAGACGCTCAATACCAAAATAAGGAGATTTATATACCCATGTTAAATGTTTTGTTGGGTCATCTGCAGATAGTACAGTTAACGCAAACCCCGTTAACGATTGGTCAATACCAATAGTTACGTTGCCTGTTTTTTCTAAACCGCCGTCAATTAATTTACTGGTCATTTTTGAGGGAACCCATTCTTGTTTGAACTAGCCATCCTAGTTCTTCAAGTGTGCCCTCGTTGTGTAAAGTAAAATCAAATTTATAATCGTCTAATTGAGTTTCAGAAATGTGGGAATTAATTGCTTTTACTCCTGGTCGTGTAACCCGCCAAATTTCTGCATTGTAAATATCTTTTAACCATTCCGCTTCGTTTTTAAATCGTACATCTGTTATTACGTAATTGCCTTCACGGGTTATGTTTTTTAACGCTTCAACAATCCAATGATTGTCTCCAAAAGTTTTACGAGCACCAACCCCCAAAGATTGCAGCAAATGCCTTACCTCTGGTTGTGATTTAGCAACTTCCCATCCATAAGTAGATATTAAATGTTGCAATCTATTTCCACCTACTTGTGGATTAGTTTCATATAATAATTCCCGTATTTTATCGGCAAATGCAATTCGTTTATACCCATAATTCTCTACAAGAATATTTGCAACAGTATCTTTTCCGGAACGTGCATACCCTGTTAGCCCAATAATCATGGAATGAATACATACCTTCCCGTTAACCATTCATTACTTGCTGTAGTTGTGTCAGGTGTTGGATGAGTTAATAACCATGCAGATATTGCTGCTGCAGAATTAGATGTGCCAACCATAAATTTTGTTGTTCCGTTAGGTTGCAATACTTTAAAACGTGCATTTGTGTAATAGGTAGTTTGTGCAGTTCCATTACTATATCTAGCAATGTAAGGTTTTGCTGTTGGATTCCAAGTTTTTCCAGTTGTTCCAGAATCTGGATTATCAGTTGCTCCAACCGAAACTACATTTGGAAGACATGCTGGGCTCATCATTGCAGTTCTATTAGAGTCGTTACCTGTAGCTGCTACAACTGTTACGCCCAATGTTTTTAATTGAGAAACATCTGCTGCCATACCTTCTGGCACACCACAATTAGCAAATATTTTGCCTTGTGAAATATTAACAATACGAATGTTATATTTTGTTACATTAACTAGTACCCAATCTAATGCTGATTTAACAGCATTATTACTATACAACCCTGGGTAACCATTGGAAGCAATTCCTACAATCCTTATTGGAATGATGTTTGCAGTTGGGTTTACTTGAGCAATAACTGAAGCCATTTCTGTTCCATGTGTAAGGGTGACATTGGTAGAAACGGGAATGTTTGCTGCTCCAATACCTTCCATCTGTGGTTTACCGTTAGGGCAAGTAAACATCTCTACCACGCAGTACTCAGCTATAACATTTTTAAACAAAGAAGTGTTCATTCCGGAATCAATAACAACAATTGAAGGTTCCGGTGCTGCTTGTGCAGGGGTAACTGTTGCCCCAAGAACTGTTACAAATAAAAATAATGCTTTTCTCATGTGCTTAGTCTGTCCTTCCGTGACATACGTATATCGTTTGTTCGGCGTGTAATTTCTCTTGAAACTAACGCCACATCCCTCTCAAAGTTGTTGGCTACAACTTCAACCATCTTGCGATAAGCATAAGCGTGAGTAAGTTGATTTTCCAAATCTTCTACACGAGAATCGGCGGCTACTTGTGCTTTTATAAGCGTAACCCGTTCACCTTTAACTTTTGTATTGTCTTTATCTAAGAACAATTTAGCTTCTAAAGAATCTTTCTTTTTGTTTAATACATGCTCGTCTACTTGAGCTGCAGCTAGCTGTCCTGCTACATAGTTGGACCACGCTGTAAGCTGAGTAAACAATGCACTTAGTTCATCGCTATCTAGAATTGAAATGTCTTTTGGCATCTTAGGCTGGTCTGACTGGTCAGGCCACATATTGATATTCTGCTCAGCCATTTTTTTTACGGCTAAATCGGACATTGGTCCTAAATTAAGCATCCCAATCTCCTAAATCTACAAGTTTGTTACACTGTTTACACCCATCAGAGCTAACGTTGCATTCAGGCATTTCTTTGTTTTCAACAGCCTTCATAAGCTTTTCAGCCTTAAAGAAGATACGTTCTACAATCTCGTAATCTGCTCGTACTGTAAATTCTTTTGTAGCTTGGTCAGCTTTATTTTCGTACAAAAAGACAATTTCTTTAGGAGCTGCATCTCCAAACATACGGCGAGATAGCTCTAAATACATTTGACCTTGCAATAGGTGAGAACGAAATGGGCGGCGAATATTGTTAAATGCTTTAGCAATATCCCCATCAGCATCAGCCAAAATCTCTGGAGCTTCAAAGCGTAATGTTCCTGCTCCAATAGACTTAATCTCAATCAGGCAATCTTCACCAAGACCCTTAAGCCAGCCATCAGTATGCCCAGCAATTCGTAAAGTTTCATCTACTAGAGTGACTTCCTTGTACTCCATGCGACGGTCTTCACAGTTCATGCACCACTTTGGGGATACACCGGTAACAGCAAGTCCACAATGTTGGCACTGGAACTTGCCATACAAAACTCCCATCTCGTGAAAACGAGATTGCCATTTAGCATGGATGTAATGTCCTTCATCAAAAATGTTTTGCAATCGTAGGTTTGGCCTGTCTCTTGTCGCCTCTCCACCCGTTAACAGGTAATATGAATAACGGTGACACCAGTCAGGTTTAATAATTTCTGACGGGTGGAGAACATCCTGACGACGGTCATCCAGCGGACGGCGCATAAGGTGCCGTTCAACATCGCCCAATAAGCGTGTTGTCGTTTTCTTTGCATCTAAGAACTTCTTAAGTTCTGTTGCCATTTTAGTCCTTACTGAAAATGTACTCTTTTAGTGTCATCTTCTTAGCGAATGTTTTTTTCCACTTACGTATTAAAGCATTTCTTTCTCTGTGACTCAATCCGCCCCAGATTCCATGTGGTTCGTCACGGCTAACCGCATCCCACAAACAATCTTTCAATACTGGACATGGATTTTTGCCATTTTCTCCAAAGCAATAAACTTTTGCTTGTTCAGCTATGGATTTGTATTTCTCTTTATCTCTAGGCGGGTAGAAAATATCTTCTTCTCCCCGGTGTTTGGGAGCGGCTCCAAAGCAACGAGCTTTAGACCACCATGGTGATTCTTCTTCATACATGTATTAGGCATCCTTTAGTCGGTCCCTCATCTCTAAGAAATCGTCTTCAAGAAGAATTACATAATTCTCCCCGTCCAGATGAACACCCAATACGGGCATACGTCCATCAAGGATTGCCTCTCTGGTTATTTTTTTCAACACCTCCGATTTTACTGAAAAAGACTTTTTTCCAGTAAATTTGTGTTCAATCAAGAGGTCGCTTGACCGAACATCTCCTTTGTGAGACCAAAACGCTCCAGATGCAGCCATAGTTTTACCGCCAATTTTTTTGGCAAGTCTCTTCTCGTGTTTCTGAGATTGTTTTTGTCCTTCAGTCTTCATCATCCGCCAACAACGGTGCGGCATCCGATGAAAGTACAGCTTTTTGTAACTCTTCTTTAAGGTCAACTTCTTCACGGATACTAGCAATGACAGATTCAATACCCTGCCATTTGCGTTCACCAAGATAGAACCAACCACCTTTGCGGTCAACGACCCCCATAATTACAGCAAGAGAAGCAATTTCTTTAGCGAAATCAAATTCTCCTGGAGCACAGGAACCACCTTCTGCAAAGTAGAAATCAAAATATGCAACACGCTGTGGTGGTGCAGTTTTATTCTTCAATGTACGTACAACAATTTGTTGACCTACACGAGTTTTATTGGTACCGGAACCAATCTCAATCCATTCCTTACGTCGTACCTCACAACGAGTAAAGAAAGCGTAGTTCTTACCTTCTCCACCAGGGGTTGTGCGGGGGTCTCCGTGCATCACACCAATTTTCATACGGTATTGATTGATGATAAGGCCCAATACGGGACGCTCATCTTCTGTAAGAGAACGCTTCATTGCTGTTCCAACTACACGGAAAAACTTATTGGTAAGGAGTGCTCCACGACCAACAGTGGCTTCACTCATATCTTTTTCCATTTCTGGCATCGGAGACAGTGCTGGCAATGAATCAATGACGATTGCATCTACAGATTTTGATTCAGCAAACTCAATGACTGCTTGATAAGCCTCTTCCATAATAGACGTTTCAATTACAATAACTCTTTCAGTATCAACTCCGCACATATGAGCATATTCAGGAACCCATTGTTCTGCTGCTACCCATACAGTGGTGTAATCAGGGTTTAACGCTTGATTTGCCGCAATAGTTTTAAGAGCGAGAGCTGTTTTACCGTGTGACGGTTCTCCAATAAGTTCGTTCCATTGATTACCCGGGAAACCACCGCCCAAAACGTAATCCAAAGTGGTACTACCACTAGTAATACGGGGAATAATATCGCCACGAATATCAGACGCCATAACAACAACATCACTTTTAAACTTTTTGTTAAGTTGTGCGATAAGTTTACGTGCTTCAGCATTTATCATCTCTTACTTCCGTCCGCATTGTATCCATCTGGCATTGGGTTAAAGTTATTTCTTACATCATTTCCAATTGCGCCTTTTGCAGCGCCTTCTACTTTTGCTCCAGTTAATGCTCCATAACGGCTTCCCGATTGGCTAATTGGGTAACCACAGTCGTAGCAACGTGGGGCTGCATTTTGTACTGCTAAATAATTGTTTCCAGAACATTCTGGACAACGAGCTGTTTGAGATGCGCTTTGCGCAGTTGTTTGCGTCACCTTAGGTTGGGGTGGGACATACTGCGTCATAGGCTGTTGTGTAGGTGGCATTGGGTTGTTTGTTGGACGTTGAACCGGTGCTTGAGGTTTAGTCCCAAGTTGTTTGGCCCACCAGTCTGCATTACTCATTTAGCTTCTCCCCACTTGTCTACAATTTTTACGTCAGCAATTAACGGCACTGTAATCTCTGGCAATTTAATGTTTTCCATAGACTCCCGAATCGCTTCAGCTGTTTCTTGTACTAGGTCTTCACGGGTAACAGTAACGAGTTCATCGTGCACAGTCAATAGTACATTAACATCTGGCTCTTTTACGAAACACGAATGTGCCCTAACAATGGCTAATTTCATAATATCTGCTGCAGAACCTTGAATAACGGTATTAAAAGCTTGACGGTCTGCTCTACTTTTTAACCCTCTATCAGAACTTTTTAAATCTGAAATGTATCTACGACGACCAAATAATGTTTCTACATAAGGAGTTGGCCCACGTTGAGAAGCCAACCTAATTACTTTTGCTTTATATTTATCAATATCATTAAATTGTTTAGTAAAATCATTTAAAAGTTTTTTTGCTGCGTCTACAGACAACCCCAAAGAAGAAGCAATTTTGTCTGGCCCAACACCATAAGTCATTGCTAAAACTAATACTTTACCTGCTTTACGGTCTAAACCAACAGTGTCACCAATAGTTGTGTATATGTCTTTACCATTTAAATAATTATCCATCATGATGGGGTCGTTAGAAAACGATGCCACAATACGAGGTTCAATCTGTGAATAGTCTGCAACAACTAACTTATAACCTGGAGGAGCAACGAACAGGTTGCGAATTAATTTACCGTATTTACCGCTACTTGGAATATTTTGTAAATTTGGGTCGCTACTAGAAAATCTTCCAGTCTCTGCTCCATGCGATTTAAAACTTGTGTGTACTTTTCCATCAATCATAAGTGACTTTTTTTCCACAATACGAGATTTACCAAGGCTGGTCCTAGTAATTTCTCCACCTAAATATGGCATTACATAAGTGGTCATAAGCTTGTTTAAATCTTGATAATCTAAAATAGCATCAACTAATTCGTCTTTAGAACGATAAAATTCCAAAGCATCAGACGATACGGAATATTGATTAATAGTTGGAAGTTGTCCTGCAGCTAACATGTCTTGACCTTTGCTAGTCAAAGCAATTTTTACTTTTAAGTTAGGTTTAATTCCTCTACCTTCTGGTTTAGGAGAAAACAAAATTTGTTGCTTTTCTTGTACAGAGTTCATAGAAAATGCTTTACCTGCTAGTTTCCAAGCACGAGCTTTAGCATCATCAATATCAACTTCTAATCTTTTCTTTAAATTTTCAAGCTCTTCTACGTCAACGGTTGCACCAGCTAACTCCATATCACAAAGTGCACCTACTACATCCATCTCTAATCCCCATACACGGGCAAGACTTCCGGTTAATTTTGGAGACAACTCTTTGTATAGTTTCCAAGTTACCTCAGAATCAAACCCTGAATAATAAGCAACGTCAGAAAAAGAATGAGCTTCAACCATTGCACCAATTCCTTTTTCAACTTTAATTTTTAAATATTTTTCTGCACAATCTTTTAACCCAAGTTTTCCTCGGTTACGGTTATCTAAAATAAATGCAGCCATCAAAGTATCAAAAAAAGGTTTTTGAGGAACAACGCCTCGGTAATACTTAGCAATTGACTTCAAATCAAACTTAACATTATGTCCAACTTTTAATTTGTTACTAAAAAACAAAGGTTTAAGAGCCTTGAACACATCTCCGGGAAGCAACTGAACAGGAGGTGCATCAAACACCGGATTCCACTTTGCTTGATTTTTAGAGTAATCAGTTTCTTTTATTTCTTTTCCAACAGCAAGTTTCTTTTGCCCACTTAACAGCAACTCTTTATCCCAATGCAAAAAATCGCCATTAGGATGCCCCATAGGAATAACGTCTGTTCTACCATCTGTAGCAAATGAAATCCACAACACATCATTTACTACGGGTTGAATCCTATTTTCACCAATAGTTTCAACGTCAAATGCAAACCCACTTACCTTAGAGTAAAACTCAACAAGGTCTTGTAACTGTTCTTTTGTGGTAATTATGTTCATTAAAATCCCCTCTAGAAAATGTAATGGGGGGTCTGGAAACGGAAGACAGACCCCCCACTACTGTGGAAGCTTTACGCTATTGAACGAGCAATTTCAAGGAGTTCGGAGCGAGGGGTCTCACGTACTACTTCGTCCGCTGTGAAGGGTACAGCGGCTGCAATTTGTTCGTTAACGTTGTCCAAAGACAACTTCCACTCCTCAGCAAGGTCACGACCACGTACGTAGTTTAATGTGTACTGCGTAGTTGGCCCTGTACCCATGCGAGAAATTTCCCAGAACTCACGGTCAAGTGGTCCCTTACGCTCATCATCATGTGCTTTCTTAATCTGACGAGCAAGTGAAGGTGGTGCAGTCAAAACCTGTACGCCAACTGTATCGCCAACAAGTACAAGAATATTGAACGCAAACTTTCCACGAGGCTTGTCACCAAGTATCTCGCAGAGTGGGCAACTATCGCCAAGACATACAAAAGATTTCTTACCCTTTGGGCGTTCAATCCAATGCTGTTCATAAGTTGCAAATGGGCGGTCTTGCAAAAACTTAATGAGCTGTGGCTCATCGGCAAAACGGAAATCTGTTGGAAACTCAGAGTTGTTTGCGGAAAGCAAAGCTTCTACTGCATCCCAACCTTCTTGAACTGTTGTTCCAACTTTAGGTTGGAGGTCTTCGCTGTCTTCAGCGAGATATGTGTCAGCATCAACTGACGGCTTTGTGATTGTCATTTGGTTCCTTAGGTAATGAGGCCTAACGGCTCTCGGTGGATGTAACTGCCTTCCAGCGGCTTATTAATGCCTCTGTAAGGTCTTCGTGCTGGCCCCACTCTACACGAGCAGTACCTAGTAAGCCTCTTTTGGCGAATTCGTCAATCGTGGCTTCTATGAGCGCCCGAGTATACACACGATTGCCGCCAGTTTTTTTCCCGCCAAGAGTTTTGGCACGAAGTCTGTACGGCGCTCTAGGAATATACCCTTTACGCTCCCATAGGCGGACAGACACAATAGATTTTTCCAAAGCTTGCGCTAACGCACCAATGGTAAATACTTCCGTGTCTACTCCTCCTAATCTTTTAATAATTGGGGTTGAATCCCAACCATTTGTTTCTCCCGCCTTACGACGGGAAACTTTTGGGTCTGGTTCTCTGCGTTTCTTTTTAGAACCAGGTATGAACTCTAAATCAGCAAATGCTTTTTCAATCTCATCATCGCTACGTAGACCAGCCATAGGTTACTTCTTTAAGACAAGCGCCCAAGTAACTGAAGATGGGTACATCTCATCAACTTCTGCTTCTGTTAATTCATCGTTATACAAAGCAGCCATCAAAGCGTCTTCGTCAACAACACGAATTGTTTTGTAAAGAGTGTCTTCCATTCCTTTTTCAATGATAAGTTCTTCTGCTCGGAACTCATCAATTTTGCGAGATACACGACGTTGCTTAACTACAGCACTGTATCCATCTACTTCTTCTGGAAGTTCTAAAACTATATTACCTTTATCGTCTTCTTCTCCTTCAATATCTAAAACTTCAAATAGTTCTAGACGAAGAGCTTTTTGTTCTTTTTCCAAGTAATCAAGT